ACCCGAACATATCTTCGATCGCCCTACACATTGATCTTTGAGCCATATCGATTTCCGACATTTCCTGAATCTGGATTTCAGAAGATCGCGAAGATGATCATCCCTTTGCATGGAGTAGAACATGTTGTGGTGTCTTGGTGGGATATTCTGCCGTTCGTGAAAGCGTTTGTTGTTGCTCATCAGAAAGGAACGAATGTCGATGACCGATGATAATCTTCTTAAACGAGAGATGACATTCCTCTATATGTACAAACGATGTCATCCAAACGATCAGCATGTGGATCGGTTCCTGACGGAAGCAACATGTGCAATCCGCTCCATGGATGAACAATCGGCTCGGGAAGTCACAGATCATATTCATCAGGAAGTATGTCAGCTTGCGGAATGTGTGTCCGAATCATATGATGAATGGCGACCCTTGCAACATCAGGCTCGACGCATCCTGAATGAGAATTGGTTGGCACAAACCGTCGCTGCGTTCAAGAATGGAGCGCTCACAAGCCGTGATATCAAAGAACGAATCGATATCCTTCATCGCAATGATGGGAATATGCCCGCAGCATATCGAGCCGCCGCAGTCGAAACGTTAAATGGATTGCTCAGTGGTGATATGCCACAACAAGTTCCAGTGATGAACGATAACGATCCATCAACTGGATGGGGACGCGCACTCACGGGACGTTTGTTTCCAGGTAGGAACAAGTTCACATATCAGCGCTCTGGACAACTACCCACTCCACAACAATTACCGACACCCACACGGCTTGGACATCCACAGGAAGCACAGCCGCTAAAGGATACGCTCACCAGATCATGTCTGTTGATCAAAAAACGGTCGTGACCGATTCACTGCGCGAGAAACATGGGTCTGGAATCGATGAGTCACTCCCTCTTGTGACATCCATCGATTCCAGACCCTCTCACCACTTTTTCTATGGTGTGGTAGTTGCTACAACATAGGATCGTTGCGCGGTTTGTTGCTTGTATTTTTTTGTTAGGATATTATGAAACTTCAACACCCGCTTTCGATAGGGCGCACCACTCCCATACATGGCGATGGCCGCATTGATACTCGTGTTCCTAGAAACTTGTTTCTTACACCATAATAAATATGCACCAACATAAATATTATTTTTTGGTTCGAATAGGTCCTTTAGTGTCTTAATGTGTCCAAATGCATTTGTAATGCCTTTATGCCTGTTGTGCAGACCCCAGTTGATCTGCATCAAACCTCGATGTACTCCATTGTCACTACTGACACGAAACGTGCTCTCGACACGAGCTATTGCGCACAGCAACAATGGATCGATTGTAAACAGCCTACCCGCATCTTCGAAGTACTGAGCGAACTTGGACGCATCGATGTATGAGATCGATGGATTCTGTGACCGAATAAACTCGATCATCACATACTGTCGATCTAACCTCAACAGTGTGGGCATCGATGTGGTTGGTCTCATGTTGGTGTGACGGATACGTTGTTGTTCCCACACGTCCTGGGATGACACAGTTGATGCGGCAATCGCATTTGTAGGCTGAGATGATATCTCATATGCCCCAAACACGAGAACGACAAGGACACCAACAAGCACACATGTTTGTCTTGTGCTGATACTCATGGGTGGAGTTCACACTCCCTCTAATGGAATGTCTATATGGATCACTGTGTGCTCACCGAGAGAGGGATTGTGAGCACACAGATTGTTTGTGAATCACATTTCGATGATGCCACCTCGATTTCGCAGCAGTTCAAGACAGAACATCAGATATACATCATCGTGTTCTGGATATTGATTTGTGGCACCTGGATGAAGATCGGTGTCGTCGCACGGATCACAATGTTTCCCGCGGTATGCTGAGTTCCCCATGTCGATGTGAAATCCTCGGAGATCAAACTGCTCCATGACCTTCATATGATATGTGAACAACTGCATGGGACTGTGACTAAAAAACATAGTTCATTGTGGAAGGCGGCCGTCCCCATCCATTGCCTCGAAGTGCGCAACATTCTCGATGCTGTCCAGGAAGTCGCGGAAGCAAGTCATCGTGTCACAACCTCATACATATATAAATCAGCCGTTGAGCGGAATTGTATACCCAGAAAAGATCAAAGGCGAAACTTGTTTGACAAGTTTGAGCATCTTGCATGCCAGTGACCTAATCTCCCATTGTGGATTATTTCCCTTTGTGACACCAAGTCGCATGTTAAAGAAGTTGAACAGATTCCGCGCATCAGCTGTGACCACAAGTGCGGTTTCTTGCCCATGGGGAAGAATAAATCGAGCATCCTCCTTGGGAACATGCAGTTCGTCCACGAGCCGCATATAAGCATCATGGATATACTGATTGACTTCGTTAAACACGGCTTCGGCCTCATCATCCTCATAGACGGAGGGCGGAATGACACACGAACCCTGAACGTAGCAATATCGCTGACTCCGCTGCGTGAAATTAAAAGTACGATGTCTCACAAGCTGATGACTACACACCCGACTGATGCCCCAAATGGCAAAAGTAAAATGTGCATGCTCCAACACAGACATATGCCCCGAAGCCACGATGGATCCAAGCCGTCGTTCGATTTCTTCGGTGGTGAGATTGACACTGATAGATTCGGGATCCTCGTTGCTGTAACAGAGCTTGTGTGCGGTGGCAACAACACGATCGGGATCAGCAGTGTGGCTCAGCAGACTGCACTTCATCATAGTCATTCACACTCCAATCAGGCAAAATGAGATTGGTGTCGGCAAATACCATATCCGTCCAGTCGGAACGAAATGCAATAATCTGTACTCCCGACTGATTGATACATCCGCGTGTGATACACCACCCCACATGTTTCGGGGTGGTTACACTGTTCAGATCCATATACACAAACTTGCCCGCGACAGATAAACGAGCATCCTCATTGAGTGATGTGGGCCACACCATGAGCACATACGTCCGAGAATTATCCGTGGGAAGCGAACTGATATAGGACTGCATCTCCGCTTCTGAAGTGATCACTTTAGTTGTGTTGATGAATGACCCATCCAACATGCACCGGTTTGAATATGGTCGCTCATTTGTGGGTACAAAATCAAACTCATAGGACATCTCGATGGTGGCGGTTATGTCCAAGGTTTGTGGCACTACATATGTGGTGGCGTGTACACAAAGTGGCAAGGACACCAGTATGTCTCCCCTTTCATTAGATGAGCTCGTCCGTGGATTGCTGGAATGTTGGTATCACGGGAGGCGAAACCGAAGTTTGTTCCTCGTGTTCCGCATAAGCTGCGGCGGGTGGTACCAATTTTGTACTTGGTATGATCGTTCCATCATGTGATTGTTTAATTGGTGAAATGGGCGCGGCCCACTGATTCGTTGTGGGCATACTCCTCATGGCATTGTTTGTGGTCAACCGATATGTCGAAACGGACTGATCAAGTTGACTTGTACATCTCATCTTCTGCTCATTATACTTTGCCATAAACTGAGACACCATATATCGACACATCTGATAGGCTTCTCCACCAATCAGATGTTCGGTGTACATATACTCCACCAGCATGGCATACGTCTCTGTGGCATATTTTGCGGACTCGAGTGCTTCCTCAAACGAGTCCGTGATCATATACATACCATAGACAATGTGGAGCTCAAAGGTCAAATCGTTCACACCGTCGCGGTTCTTTGTGACATATGATGCAACCTGTGCAATCTTTGGTACCCCAAGTCGCATGGTGATGATATCCGAGGACCGTAACATATTCTGCATCACCGCATTGAATTGTCGCTCGGTGGATTTGAACGACGCATCATCCCCCGAAGAGATGAGCTGGTTAAAGATCGATCGACGCTGCGAATAAAGCACATGTTGATGCATCTTGAATTCTTTGTACTGGGTTTCGAGATCCAAATCATCATCACTCTTGAACGCCAGGGAAATATAGGTGTCAGTATTGTACTCTTTGTGGATGGATCCAGAAGTCGCTCCGCCCTTCAGAACCTTCTGATCCCCTTTGTTGGCTTCTCGATTCACCTGTGTGACACAAATGACTCGATTCTGCTCGATTTGTTTTGAAAGAGTTTTCAGGTTATCAATGATTGTTCCAAGTTCGAGCCAATTCTGATCAGTGTGCGCTTTTGATCCCGTATCGATGGCACGCATCTTGTCTGGGTAATCCACAAACGTCGCCATCACATCATAGCCCATGCGTTCATATTTCTTTGAAAGCAGAAACAAGTTATATGATGTGATTGTCATCGGTGGCTGCCAAACCACTTTCAGTTCCGCATTGGCGCCATCGTGCAACATAAACTGGATGAGGGAGCACATGTTGATGATTCGAGTAGCGAGCTTCTCTTCCATATGTGGTGGCAGATCCGTTCGTGTCAGTTTGAACCCCTTTGTAGTAAGGATCTCCGCCAACCGATGATCTCGGCCAAGCAATGTCCAGATGATGTTGGGCATCAAACCCATCCGGCAGAGGATACGTTTGATGGTTTCGGTCTTCATATTTTCAAGTGTCACATAGAGAATGAGTTTCTTTCGTTTGGGTGCGGCATCCCGAGTTTGTTGAACATACTTCTTTAATGTTGAAAGAATCATATCAAAGGCCGCATCGTTCTGCAGGATATCGATCTCCGAGAAGTACATGCCATTCAACGTCTTGAGCATGCCATACGCCACATTGATAAGCATGGTGGATTTGCCACCACCCGTTTTCCCTGCAAACATGGTGACACGAGCTTTGTCAAACCCACCACCAAGTACCGCATCAATGATATTGATCCCACATTTGAGTCGGTCCTTGTCATTAGCAATGATCTCCTTGAAGAACGATCCGTGAAGTGCATCACTGAGCGACCCCTCATCATCCCGCACATCAACAATATTCGAAAGACTTGCTGAGGCATCATTCACCACTCGAGAGAACTTTGTCACAAAATCATCGAGTGTGGTACATGTCATGGCTCCTGTTTCAAGAAACGATGTATACGATTCAATCTGTTCAAGCACATCAACCACAGCGATTTTGTTTTCGATGAAGACCTGTGTGTCTTCAATCTGTTTCGAATCAATGGTTGTGGATTCAATGAACGATTGAATCTTTGTAGCCATACTGGGATCCGCTTCCACAAACATCTTGAACTGCGATGATGCCAACGTCTTCCGAAATTCCGCATAAACTTCGTTGGGTGTGATCGAACGCTGTGTAGCCATATACCCCGCGGAGATGGTGTGAATCGTTTGGATCAGTGCACGATCCACAGCATCTAGGGAAACGATCTCACCAAACCGATTCTCATACTGTGCATATTTCTTACACAGACTCGCAAATGTTAACACCACGTCAGTAATGCGACCCGACGCCTCGGGATCAACACACTTCCCAAAAACAATTCGCGATACCGACTCGATGAGTTTCGAGTCGAAGAATGATCGATCTCCCGATATAAATCGCCTGATCTGTTCCGAGGTAATCGAATCTAGATATGTCTCTCCCATCGTCTCCAACAACTCCTCACGATGTGATGCCTAGGTGGTGATCACATGGCGGACATCATATCGGTATTCAGCGACGTAAACTTTGCCATGGTGGTATCCACAACATGGTCCGTGGGTTTCGATGGTTGCCCAGTGGTCATGAGGGTTTTATACTCGACAAAAGAACGCATCAAAGAGTTGAGTGTCATTTTCTGGAATCTTGCAAAGTCCTTGGGCATGGCACCCAGTTGTTTGAGGATGCTGATGCTCATGTCCACCAGATCCCTCATATCATCCTGGAGTACACAAAGTTTGTTCCGTCGGAAGTGATCAAGCATCACATGGAACACATGAGCGTATGCTGAGAACTCATATGCACACATGGAGCACAGGAAGCCCGCGGTCCATCGATTGTTCTCATCGAACCACGTGGATGGATCCGCCAGATAGGATTCATCTGTCCCCACGGAAGTCCGAACCGTGTTAAGGATGTCGGCAATATAATCCCGATTGTATCGATTCGTGTTGTACTTCATAATTTCAGAATATCCAAAGGAAACAGGTACCACGGCCTGGGTATCGGGATCGATGTGATGCACAATCCCACTCTTCGTGGCCAGATAGATTGATGTGGTAGAATCGAATGTCAGCTTCAGATTGAAGTTGTGATACTCGTTGAACACAATCATCCAGCAGAACAGCAGGAAGTCAAACATGCTGCTCACACCCAGCACATGATAGCACACTTCTCCACCCGACCGAAGATATTGATACTCATGGGGAATGATTTCAAACAGTGGGATCATATACGGTCGGATCCACAATGAGAAGTCGTTCATATTGATAGGCACTAAACCACCCATGGCCCATTTGTGCGAATCGAGCTGGGAAGCGATATTGTTGTCCTTGAGGAAGGATCGGAAGACTCGAAACGAGATAGGGGAGTTTGCTTGGTAGATAAAGAAGAGTTGTCGATGTCGACCATTTGACACAGTGCGTTCCATGAGCTTGGTGTGAAACATGTCCATGTATGTCCGAGACTCCGAAGGCGTGATGCCAAACACCGGCGGAATGTCCAGATAGAAATATGATGTGTTTGGAAACGTTTGATCGGACTCGGCAATGAACCGTGTGTAGATGTCGATGAGGTTGGGAAGCGCCACATTGATGGAATCCCGCAGTCGTCCACCTACAATCTGGAACCCACCGCTGTCTATGAACATATGCTTCTCCGCGGGCATCCGAGATCGGATATCTGTAAGAAGCTCCACGGCCTTGGTGTGCAACGAATCCTTCTTTTTGATCAAACTCGGTTTGATGACAAAGGACCCATAACACTCCAGGATGTTGTGAATGCGCTGACTGATAGGATCCTCAAATCGATCATGCTTCGGAAGATTATTCCAGCCACTGAGTGAGTCCATACGATTCAGGTATGTGACGATACCCGCGGAGACAATACCCGAACTCGGTGTGCTTGGATACGTTGTAGCCACAGATGTCCCTCCTTCGAGAACGGCACATTCCCCATGGGAGGAGCCGCATCCCTCCCATGGGGATATGATGTTGGATCACAGAGCGATGGTGTCGTTGTGAACGATATGCAGTCGACTCGACATACGACATCCATGGGTGCGGACAAGAGCCATACAATGCGGCATCGCATCATTGATCTCATTGACGGTGGTTCCCATGGGCATAACAATGTTGTTAATGGTGGGAAGCTCGGGAAGCGCACTCTGAATCATACACACCGTCCGCGTCACCGTTTCCGCCATCTCACTCGACACCACATGCTTGAATGTCAGGATCCTATGGACATACTCGGGATCCGCATTGTACTTGATGAGCTGCATCGCGTTGGCGAGATTCTTATACTCATGTTGCGCAAAGGTTTTCGGGCTACACGAAATGGTGTACACATGGCTCGGATATCGTCGGAGATTCGATTCCAGAAACATATAGAGCTGAAACAGATTCAGTCCATTCGTTTCAACATTGCAAATCGAGTCACGCCGAGAGTACATGGACCACTGCGTGATGAATGCCATGAGTTCAGTGGGGTACATCATCGGCTCCCCACCTGTAAGCATAACGTTCGTTGTGGGAATGATGCTGTTCTTTGGCTGGTTGTCGATGAACTCAATATAGTCCGAGAACCGAAACGGTACACCCTTCTTGTCCATCTTTTCTTTTGTGTCACAGAAATCGCAATGCAGATTACAATTCCGCACTCTGATGAGTGTCATGGGAACACCCATGTGGATACCTTCCCCCTGAACGGTGTATCCAGTTTCAAGCACATCCAAGGCAATCTGTGTGATAGACATTATTATGCTCCTCCCTCTCACATACAAATACGAATCGAAGTACTGACCTTTTTCGCGGACGTCTTCTTTGAAGATGTTCTCGGTGTGGACCCATTAGTTTGATCCCACGAGAGCAACGAGTTCATTGTGGGCTGTGTACTACCGGGTACCGACATGTGAACAACATTGAATATTTTTTCCGCCCGTTTCTGAAGGAAGTTGGCTAACATATAGGCTCGATCCACAGTAAAGATGTTTGTATCAAGGTGCTCGGTTTCTTGGGGAATGACCACCACAGATCCATCGAGTTCAGTCATCCGTTGGAGCCATGGATAGTTGGGGTACTTCGCTTTGGCCTGATCCAACAGAATCATGACATTGGTCCCAAACGCATCAAAGTTGATATGTTTGATGTAGAAAAGATACCCCTTCGATCCTGCTCGGAACTCGTACCCATACAACAACGAATACAACAACATCCCCTTGAGTGTGGCCTGTGCGGTGGTGAACTCTTCGAACTCCTGAGACACAGAAACCGGTCGTGCAGCCAAAACACTACCCTCCGCAAGCAACCGATCATACTCAGTATAGTACTTGTTGTAGATGGCCGCAAGTCCCGCTTGAGAACTGGCGATCTGTGTGGGATCATAGGAGTCGAGCAGATAATTGATCAGGTCCGAGAGTGCTCCCCGAATCGCCCGAGGTGTATCGGACTTCTGGGCTTCGTGTCCTTTGATGACCCGATCGTTCACCGCCACACCTTTGTCCATAACTGCTCGATATGCATATTGTTTCTTCACATTGAAGAAGATCGATGTGGCCATAACGATCTCCTGCTTGAAGTTGAAATTGTGATGCTTCATGGAATCTTCTGGATCGATGCCCTTGCGTTTCAAAAGCTCGATGACAATATACTTGTTGATGTAATCACCGATGTATCCGATGATTTCCCAAGCCTTCTGAAACTTCTCGGATTTGTCCACAACGTTTGGATACACTGCTTCTACCGCGGGCATTATATTAATAAACAATGAGTCGGTGTTGTGAACAAGAATGCCATTGGCGAAAAATGTATGTGTGCCTTCAACTTCGATATCATACACATACTCATCTGTTCTTGTGCTTTCGGTGATACTTGATGGCAGCCTGTACAACATATGTTGATCGTCGGTGTATGTGATCAACTTACGATCGGATGTTGTATCTAATGGCGCTCCACACACATCCGCATTTGTCTTTGTGTCCCTCCAGATCAACGAGTGATCTTCTGTGACAACAACCTTCCAATTAGATGTGATATTGACATCAAACAATCGTTTAGACCCTCTCGCATGCCTCATAACATATGGAACTTTACGGAAATCGAGATTGTCGTCATCAACTTTCGTAAGAGCGTACACATCCTCTAGGAAGCAATACTCTTTGCCGTCGGTCGACATTTGATCAACATGTGTAAACAAACTGTTGATTGGAATACGATGAACTGTATTGTCTGCACGTTTGATTACAATCGTTGTATCACCCACAACACTGTCGCCGTATATTACATATTTTCTTTGGGCAATGTCTGCAAGCGCTTCAATAGATGGTACACTCAATTCAAACACATCATATGGGATGTCAAGTCGTTTCTCGTCAATGATCTTCTGAATATATCTTGAAGCAAAATGTGCACTGAGTCGAATGAGTTCTCGCCCAGCTCCAGTAATCGCTGCTGCGGTAGTTTTATCCGACAATCGATACACCGAGGTCCCCATGACACCATAGATGCTGTTGGCCAGCTGTTTGTAGGCATATTGGAGCACTTCATATCGATCGGACAAATAGGAGTTCTGTGCTTGCTTGGCATCCCGCAACAGTTTCCGATAATGAGCACGCTGTCCGATGAGGTACATCAGGATCTCCGAGATGATCGAAGATCGTTTCTCGGGCTTCATATAGATCATGCCCTCGGCAATGAGGATCTTGTCCGTCAGATACTCCTTCAATGCCAACGCATTGGTTTCCACCGTCTGTCCGATGGGATTCTTGAATGTGAATGTTTCTGGAAGAGCCGACGGATTGTACAGATATGCCGTGGCATGCTCGGGAGAGATGGATCCCACATATGTGTCACACAGCATGTTGTACCGAATCATGATGGTGGGATACAGCGATGTGGCGTCAAGATCCACGACACCTTCATAGAGGCCCGGCTGTGGTTCGAGCACCGACGCACCTTCATAACTATCAGATTCGGAGGCAAGTGGAATATCATCTTCCAATCCACGAGCAGCGGCTTCCACGGGTCGAATCTTTTGTGTAGCCGCCAATCCCCGGCTCAATGTGAACTGATAGACGATGCCATCGATGAGTCGAATCTTTGAAAAGATGTCCGACCATCCGATATTGCAAATGCGACAGAGTTCCACATTGAAGGTGATGTAGTTGAGTTTGCACTCCAGTTCATAGACTCGAAGAACGTCCACGATGTTATAATGCACATAGGCATTCAGATGCTGATGGTACATGATATCATGATCATATTCGAGAACGTCCTTCTTCTTATCCGCACCGAGTTCGATCTCTGTAATATAATCCAGTCGATATGTTTCCTTCTTCTTGAGAATCTGATATTTATAGAGCACCAGATAGTCAAGGATGGCAATCCCGTCGCACACCACAAAGGTCAGCAACCGCTTGTCGCGTTTCGAGTTGATGAACGAGAACTTACCATACTTGTTCCCAAGGATGATGCCCAGTGTCTCGGCCCGTTTGACAAGGAACGTCATATCAAACGATTCCACATTCCACCCTGTAATGAGGTCGGGATCCAAATCGATGAGTTTCTTTTGAAGCCACTGAATCGCCTCATAATCAGTTTCGACTCGTTCGATGTGTACGGGGAACTCCATCGTGTTTTTGTTGATTGTTGTAGTGATGGGTTCGATGGATATATTCTGTCCACGATTCTCGTTGGAGTTCACCACAACAACATAGAACGCTTTGTCATATGTGTCAAAGAATGATGCAAGTCGAAGCTTCGCTTGAACGTTGGTCGATTCGCTGGTCACCCGAATAGCATCCTTCTCAGTTTCAATATCGAGATACCAGATGCGTGGCTGAATGGTCTCGTCCTCCACATATTCGTACTTCGTTTTGAGTTGTGTCAATGCATATGTGGAAAGGTTGTAGTCGCTGTTATAACAAGCCATCGCATTCGATACATGTTGCCGCTGCATGTTCCGAAGTTTATCGAAGGCCACACATTGTGGTACCAAATTGCTGATGGGTTCGATGGCATTGAGTTGAGATGCCCAGTCGCCAGGTTTGCTTGTGTAGTACTCCACCATGGGGTTGATGTAGAAGAGTTCCTTGACATTCCCCTTCCGAAACACGATGTACCCAGGCGCCATGGAATTGGTTGTTTTTCCCACCCCTACCACCGCCATACCTGTCCCTACGGTCTGTCGGACCCCCTGTATGTCATAAATACGTTGTGGGGATTGATAGACCACTGGGGCGGAGTATAGAGGTGTTATAGCGGAAGCCTCGGTGGGACCTTCATCCTGCGTGGGTATGGGCATCCCAGTCTGGTTCCTGGACAAATGAGAGAGTACCGCATCCCCTGAAAACTGACGGTCCTTGGGTACCTTGACAGATTTGTCTTCGTTGAGGATGGGAAGCAATCCGCGCATGGCATCCACAAGCTCAGGAACACCTTTCCCGGTGCGCAACAACCACGAGGGATGTGGAACTGGGTAAACCAGGATCTTGTTGTACCGAGCAACCTTCCCCACATTATCGAGCACCGACGTGGTGATACCCAGACGAGACATCGCCGTTCCACCAATGGGAACGATGACCTTGAGATTTGGGAGTGCTTTGATCACTGCCTCGACTTGAACGAAGCATCGATATATCTCGGTGGGTGTGGGCTTGTTACCGGGGGCGTGGAAACAGAAGCATGTGTTTGTGATGAGTGTATTTTCGATGGGGATCCCCAACACGGAAAGTGCTCCTCGAAGGATGTCACCCGATCGCCCGATGAATGGAATGCGGTGTTTGATTTCTTCGGTGGCGGGTGCTTCTCCGAGGAATAGGACGCGGATATCCTTCAAGCTTGCATCAGCGTTCTGTTGAGTGATATCCGCCACAACATATTGAGACATGGATGCATCAAGCTTACAACTGGAACACCCTTTGCATCCGAACTGAAGACTTGCCATGATGGACTGATAGAGATCACCTCGTGTATTGACGTCCACGGATTGTGCCTCCTCACCAAAAGTAGAACGATAGAGTTCATGTGCTTCTTTGGATGTGCATGATTGGACGACTCCACGAAGCGCATCGAGTTCAGCTTGTGTATACAATCGGAGCATAGAAGCTTTGTCGGTGGTCTTCAATTCGGGATGTCGAGATCGGATCTCCTGCCACTCTTTTGGTTTCAGTGTAGGACCATCGTTGTTTGCATTGTAGAAGTCCTGTGTTCGATTGGATTGCGGCATGTATTTGTTGAGAGCGAAGCTCTTTGCCGCATACCCCGAATATGTGGCTTTGAGGGCATGTCCCATCAGAATGTCGTTGAATAGGATCTCACAGAGGACGCATGCATTAAGATCCGCATCGGAATGGTGTAGGACTTCTTTTGCTGGGATAGGGACATTGACAACAACCGATGCATCAGGATGATTCATCCAGTTCCGGAGATCGACCCATGGAGATGTTTTCCGTACAGGCGGAGCGGTGGATGGATCTGGTGTAACTGGAGGCGCGCCAACAATCTGAAGCTTTGGTGCATCATCAGATGTGCGTCTTCGTTTAGCACACAAAGTCTCACATCCCTTCAGAACACACTAAACAATATGAGAGTATCATTATTTGCCAAGTCGATTCTGATGTGGTTTACGCGGTTCTTTCCAGGAGGAACAGAAGTTTTGCAACGCTCCGACAATGAGCTCGAAGTCGAGGAACCCGAGTGTCACCACTGCGATGAACCATGCACCCACGGTGTCTGAAACCAAATCGAAATGCATGAACAGTGTTGCCATGAGAATGATCCACACGAGCAAAGCGAGACGGATACTCCGAGGACTTGAGAACATGACGTGATCGACCTCCCCATTTTAACCGACAATTGTGTTGCCGTGGCCACGACAACTTATCATATACGGACACTCGAGACACATGACCTTTCCGTAAGCATGAGTTTTAATGAACGGGTGTGTCATGGGTGGAACTTCTTTTGAAGAGATGAAGTCTCTGATAGTTTGGATTTTGTCACAGAGTGGCGCAATCGCGTTGCCCACATCGATATACATGGGATCAGTTATATCCATCAGATTATAGTAGAAGAATCGGCGTTTGCAGGATCCACGATCGATATAGACCATACAATATCCAGCAACAGGAAGATTCAACTCTTTCCGGAAGAAGAATGACAATAACAAACCCTGCCACAATTCCACTTCAATAGGCGCTTTCAATTTCATAACATCTTTATCTTTGGTTTTGAATTCATAAAGGATATTTGTGTTTGTATCATATCCATCACACTTACAGGAGATGACAAGTGGTGCAAAGGACTTGAACTTGTAGAGCTTTTCTGTGTATGGTTGTTCTGTGAGTCCCAGCACATCTTGCATCTTCTTGTGCAGGAGATCGCCCACCGCACCCAGCCAGGTGAGTTCGACAAGAACGTTTTCTGTGTTGACAATCTTTGTTGGATAGTTATTCATCTCATAATAGATGGCGCGAATGCATCCATCGAGAAGTCCTCGTAGGTTGATAGTAGCACCATCTCTGGGTGTCTTCTTCTGAAGTGCCGCCACCGTATGTCGTCGAAGTATTGATGTTACATGCTCTTCAGTGGGCCAATTGATAGGCATGAGTTCGATGTCACCTGCTTCATCGAGAGTGTGCCGGAGGTGATGTGTGATTTGAGAAGTTCATCACATCACCTCCGGCAGAAGTTGTGTCACGTTGTGCTATCGGGTTCCCATGGCATGCGTCGTCGTTTCTTCACCTTATACTGACACACATAGTCCACAGTGTACAAATCCTTCCGGGAAATGGAACCATCAGCATTGTCCACATCAAAGAATTCAAAGTATCGAACCTTCGTTTCAGATATTCGTTTTGCCCTGTATGCGATTTTGACTCCATAACTATCCGTCTCATATATGGGTGTCTCTTCACCGATGTCGAGTTGAATGGCTTCCTCGATGCAAGGATTCGCTGGACTGATGCGAGTGGAGCCAAGATATCCGATGACTCCGGGGATACGTGCCACCTTTGTAGTCCAGTAGACAAAGTCGTCCCAGTCCACTTCAAATGATGGTGCTGGGTTGGGCCATGATGGATTTGTTGTTTGAAGATCGAGTAGCATCTGTGGGATCTTGCCATTTTCCATGAACATAAAATGTCGTCCATAGATTCGACCATCATCGTTCACATCCTGCCCACCAAAGAATTCGTTTATCAGGAAAGGCGCCACAGGAATGTTAAGATTGGCCTGATCTGGATTCGGTAACATACTCTGCGCATGTTCTGGTTGCTTTTTACCAAGATCTGCTTTCGGAATCACCGCCGCCGGCGATGATGAGCGTGATCACCCACGCGCTCCGCCACTTCAAGAGCGTTTAGCTGTGGATCACCCATGACCATGTTGTTGGTGTGTGTGTTCGTTCCGAATATCGATAGACGCGAGCAACGCAGACAGCGCGCTTTGCATTGCACTAACTGCGCCAGAAACCGCATTTACCGCGGCAACAATATCTTCATCGGCCATATCGATCCGTCATCTCCTTTCTGGATGTCAGTTTTCACAGAACGATCTCGTGGCACCAGAAATGATGAACCCCACCGATCCACATCTTGTGCAGACCACCATATCAGTAACACGGGCAATGGGTCGGTTCTCACAAAACGATCGAGTGGCACCTTTAACGATGATATAGATCCCACCATGTGGGCAACAACAGGCACCAAGATCACCAACTCGTGCTACCTTTTTATTTTCGCATGTAGTACGCGTGGCACCTGTGATGATAGGTCCACACCAATCGTGTGGACAGCACAATGGGTCCACATAACAGTTGGATCCCGCCGCCAGGTCACCAATGCGCGCGATGGGAAGTGGCATGACATGAAACACCTACCTCGATGTGAAATGGGTGAGAGATTTGGAGACCTCTCACCCATTGATGTTTGGTCGAGCATCACCGATGCTCGTTATTTCCAACCTCACCCACCGCCAGGAGATGGTGACGGTGTTGGTGATTTTGGAGGACTCCAGCCTCACCCACCACCCGCGGGATCTTGCGGGGGTGGTCCAGGCATGGGTGGCTTTTCGTGTACACCCGCTTTGCAGTTGATGAATACACCAGCCCTGGCTTCGATGTGAATATTGCCCTGCTGATCATATTCGACATATGCACCTTTGTGATGTTGCAAGCGGATGCGCTTCTTGACTTCATCGAATAGAATGTAATCTTCGAGCTCATCAAGAAGCATCATATACTCTTCTTTTTTCTTTTCCCAGATATCGAACCGACGTTTCCGATCACGACGGGGATCATCATTGTTTTTACGTTTCTTGTGCGTCAGATCCCAGCCTGTGATCACTGTACAGGGAAGATCGACATCATCGGACAAGAAAATGGTTCGTGCTGTGGGAGTCTTGATCAGAGTATGTCGTTTCCAATACTCTTTCCCATGAGTCTGCTCCACGGGCATATGGGATGGATCATCGAGGATAAGTCCACCCACATAGACCGGTTTGTCTGGATCCTCATCTTCGAAAAACACCAAGACATATGATCCGAGTGGTGGAATAAGTACGGACCCGAAGTCGTCGGCGCCTGGTTCCTTTGCAGTACTGGTTAATGATCCTGCATCACTGCTACTGCCGCCACCGGCGGACACACCAGATTTTCAAGCCGTGTTGGCCTGTTTCTTGTCACCCTGTTCCAGTGTAGCACCACCATAGATGGAATGCGGTCGTGCCCATCGACCTTCAGCGGGATCGACCTTTCCTTCCATGAGGGTCGGCACCCAGACCTTAATGCGACCCGCCTTCTTTGGATCCTTGACATCAACAACACGTGCCCGAAAGAATCCACTATACTTCGGTGGCGGGGTTGATGCCGCGGTACCTGCTTTTGCCGATGAGAGAACATCATCATCAAGAGCCATACATATTCACCACCCTTCTCGTGTGTCATATGTGTCTAGACTACACGGATGCTTGTTCCGTGATGTCGTCGAAGAAAACTCCATCATCATACTGCTGTTTAATCACCGAACGAAAGCATGTGAACTCATCGGTGTCTGGACAACCCCGTGTGATCCAATCCTGGAACCGAAGATCCGCCCGAGCCATCTTGACGTTGGCTGTTTCTCCTGGAGCGTACTCAAAGGAAACAGGAACCCGATCCCGAGTCATCATCATATCGATGCGGGTTCTGATGTGATCAGCGATCTCCGCGCCGATCTTGGCACCCTCGGGATCGGATAAGCCATCTGGATACCCCATGGACATCAGCCCTTCGTGCGCACCCGCACATGAGATGATATTGAAGTATGTGTCGAGGTTGTCCAGATAGTTGCTGAAGTATGGGTACAGGTCCATGTGATCGAGAATAAACTTCCGCTTCTTCTGTGCAAGGGATTGTGAAATCTCCAGCAGATCATCAAGCATGTCTTTGATGAGCTTCATATTCCCCTGCGCCACATAACAGACTCGGTTGAGGTTGATATTGAAAACACCAACTCCACCCACCTTCGGCGCGGAGCCGAAAATGCCACGACCCACCTTCTTCATGTCGTCGATGGAGATCTGTAGACGGCAACAGAACGATCGTGTTGCTGTGGCATCCCGTGGGGTGATGAATCTGTTGATCTCCTTGAAGGCAGATTGCTCGGTGCTGTTAAATGGTTTCGTGCAGTAGTTGTCGATGTAGACTCCGCCCCACGGATCCATCTTCTCGAGCAGCATTTTGAAAATAGGATGATCATAATCGGTGGAATCGAAAATCTGAACTGTGATGAGCGGGAAGGTGTAAGGTTTGCCATATCGATCGCCCGCCGCAAACGCATTGATGTAGGCGGTGTTGGTGCGATCATAGTACTCCTGTGGAATCTGGCCATAGGTGAAGTCAAGGTACTTGCCGCCATAGGCCACCTTCTCATCCCGCAGGTTGGGATCGTTCCCCTGAATCGTCATGGTGATGTTGGTAAACGGACTGTTGCCACATCTCCATGCGAGGTTGATCTCGCAGAAGAACGTCTGCCAAATGTTTTCGAGCCGTTTTGCTGTGACTGGTACGTTGTTGATGGTTTCCTCGATGTACAGATAGGATGCCACACACGAAATGATGTCGTTCATCGCACACGCACCATGAATCTCTTGAGAAATCGTAGCGATGAAGTTTGCTGCTTCCCCAAGGAGCGACTCGATATGTTTTGGAGGAGAATACGCTGGGGCGTTTGGTTCGGTGCACTCGAGTCCCCGGATACACAGATCCCGAGTGGACCACCCACTGCAATATACACCAAGCACCGAAGTGTTGTGGATGTAGATCCATCCCTCATCATGCAACACCCGAGCATAGTCTCCATAGACTCGAGAGAACCAGTAGTCTTTGATGACCTCACCCGAGATGATGCCCACCATGGCGGCATGGGAATAAATGAGGTTGCTGTTGTGTCGAGCGATATCTTCGCGTCCAATATAATCATCAATGATTTTCAGATACTTGTTTTCAGTAGGAGTTGTCGCCATGGTGTCACATCCACCCTTCATGAATTTGAATTCTTACACCACCGCGATGAGTGCGGGGTTGTGCAACGTTCCTACACTCGTATTCACATATCGGTTCTGATAGTATGGAATCTCTGGATATTTGTGTTCCACATCATTCTTGAGATCGGAGAGATATGTTGTGTCCTCTTCGAACAACGGATACTTTACCGTACGGAACAATGAGTCCTTGATGGACGCCACAATGTCCATGGACTCCAGGATGTCAGCTCGATCCACGGTTTGGCAACCAAGCAGTTTCTTGGCCCAGGTCATCCACGTCTGTTCGACGAACCAATTGAGCTTCACGTCCATGGCCACAGAATCGATGAGCTGTTGTGCCACAAGCTTCCGCAACATCTGTGGGTTTGATCCATTTGTGTCGAGGCTGATATGGAGCTTTGGGAATGTACTTCTAATCCATCGAAGTTCACTCATGAGCGCTTCTCCGAGCAATGTTGGTTCACCACCCGAGATAACCACACATTGAACGAGTGGGTTGCTCAGATATGTGACAAACTTCTGTCTTGTAATATGAGGTTGTGGTTTTGATCGCAGAATGGCCATGTTGTGACAGCCATAACAGGACCAGTTACACGACGAGGTATAAACCACCAACGATGATTTCCCAGGTCGATCCAAAAGCGAGTATACAGGGCACACAAACGACGTCAGTTCATCGGCCATCGAAATATGCCGCCTCCCAGAGATCATGCTGTGAATAATGTAAGTTTATTAAAATAACATTCTGGATCATAGATGTACAATGACCCATAGAATGGTTCGAGATTTCTATCATCAAATGTTTCGATATTGACATGTGCCACATCATCTGTGTTTTGTTTTGATGAGGAAGACCATTGTTTTACTGTAGCAAGAACTGTCATAGTATTGTCCTCGGATAAACATGTGATGAAGGCGGTAGATGTGGGAAGTTGTGTGGTGGTTGTATATGTTCCCACAGCATCACCCGACATGTTGTACAGATTGTTGTTGATGAACACCACAACCTTTGATTTTGGTAACACGGGAAGCTGTGTGATCTTGAGATTCCATCGGTTCGTCAGATCGGACACATCTGTATAGGGCCGGATGCTCCATGGATTGACCGAACTGATGTCTTCGGCGATGTTGTAGAATATAACACGGCGCAACCGAGCATCAAACAAATCGATGAGATCGTCATATGCATTGTGCATCATCTCTTTGAGCTCGGGCTTCTTGAAACACGATGTGAATAGTGATTCGCGTCCGAATTGTTCTTCAAGCACCGAGGCAGTGAGGGCGGCCACAAAATGATAGTATGCATATGTGCGAACATGCATGCTGATGAGATGAGCATATCGAGCAATCTCATCCTTTGTGTGGCTCACAAAGGCCTCGGTGTATCGATTGTAAACAGTTTTCACAAAACAATCCACCAGTGGGCCGACATGCATGATCATATCGTAGTGTTGTGCCCCAGCAAACGCACAATCATCCGCATACACAAGATCAAAGAGATCGGCATATGTTGGATCGATTGTTCGGAATGCATATGTTGCTGTGGACAGTGCAACATGCGCACTGATGGGAAATCGATACTGAGATGAAATTATATCATGAAACACAGATCGCAATTCGGACGCGTTCATTTGAATCCCTCACTTGGTCATCTGGATTTGGGATGATTTTGTCATCCCAAGATGTGTGCTACATGAGCGTCCGACGTCCCCAGTCAGCGATTCGTGCCTTTTGCCAAAATGTGCGGTCTGCGCAGACCGACAAGTTGTCTGAGTCAACTTTGGGCGCTCCCTTATAGATGGGTCGCATATATCCCACAATTCGACCCATCACCATCACCGATGTGCTTTTGCATTTTTCGCATTCGTGATACTCACCAATCATTCGTGTGCCACAATCACAACATTGTGTGGCCACAGGACTCAGAGTGAACTGAGAAATCGGGAATTCGTTACATCCCACCTTGATCATACGAATCTTGCTTTCCACAGGAACGTTGCCGCCGATGAAGTTGTGCAGGATTGAGCCGCCTGATGCGAATGCCTGGAAACCCGCGGAAATGGTCCACGCATCAAGCATGTTGCAATTCTGGGGAGGCTGGAATCCACTCGTCAAGAAGGGAGCGTTGGCATCACGATCCCCCTGAACAACAATCCGCTTTACTCGATGAGTTGCAGCCACTATCTATCACCTCGTTATCAGATATCCCAATGATTGATATTTCATGCTACGATGTGCCATGCGGTCCTTCTCGTGTGAGAATGCCACATTCACAAGATCGTAGATGTGGACCTCGGATTTGCCGGGGTACTCGCGCATTATACGCCCAACCATTTGCGGGATTGCGGATTCCGACCTAACTGATGGGGATGACATGTAAACCAACGTGTCGAGCCAATCAAGGCTGAGCCCCGCATCGAAGTATTTTAAGGTCGAGATCACACAGCGCGCTGTGTTGGGATCAATGGCAGTATGCTCCAGCTCCGTGGTACCATGGCACATGACGGCCGAGTGTACACTGATATTTTGTTCTAGCAAAGTTCTCTTCAATCCAGAAAAGACTTCATTGAGTAGGAGCTTGTATCCCGCTACAGCGAGGGTGTGTCGTTCCTCACGAATGAGCTTGAGTAGAAGATCCGATGCACAATTTATGAATTCGGGTCTCGATTTGATGTGCTGTTGATATCGAAGTGCATATTTCATCGGATCGGATTTGAGCCACCATAGATATTTCGAATCGGTGATGGGTGCTTGATATGGAACGAAATGAACGAACACGGGCATGGCTTCTCGTGTATCCACATAGATCACCGATCCAAGCACCCATTGCTTCAGAAGGTCATATGTGTCACCACGCTGTGGTGTGGCCGACAATCCGAAAATGCGTTTAGAGAACACCCACCGAGATGCCATGGCAAACTTTTCAGCTGCCGCGGTGACATGACACTCATCGAAGAATGTGAGACCAATCTGTGCTTCAACGAGTGCATTCCGAAGATCCCAACTCCCGAGGCGCATCTTTGCAATGAGGTTCTGAACCGTGGTGATGAGAATCGGTTTCGAGAGATCCTGATGCCGTTCACCAATCACACAGATGTCATCCTTTGTAAGAGTGGTGTATCGAGCAAACTCATTGATCCACTGATCAATGAGTGCGGATTTGTGTACAAGAATCAGTGTCTTTCGTTTGATCTGTGTGATGGCATTGATGGCCACATATGTTTTACCAAACCCCGTCTTCGCTTGAACGATGCCATGATCGTTCATCATCAATGTAAGAATGGCCTGTTCCTGATATCGATTCCGAGGCGGGAATTCGGGACGCAATTCAATATCAATGGGTTCCCCCTCTGATCGAGTATCTGTGGCGGCGGGATGCTGTATCAACTTCAATCCCAGAGAACAGTATCGTGGGATGGCCACTACGGTTTGTTCTGGATTCGCATAGGCCCAGATCGGAACGTACACCTGTTCCGCAGCCATGTCGTTGGGATTGTTTACAAGAAGCGTGAGGTCGTTATATGTGTTAGGTGGTACGTCGGCCACATCGACGTACCACCAATCCGAGAGAAATGGTGTCATCTATTGTAGATTTGCGTTGATGTGATTCACAAACTGGATCGCCCGTGCGGCGCGAGCGGTGTCCAGATTGACACCAACAAAAGACCGATTGGCGAAATACATCCTTCCCGAATTGAAATAAAACTGGCATGATGGGTAGATGTCGAACATCGCAACGATGGTGAAAAACAACTCATTGCTCTTCGTCGACATCTCTTTCATCACACGAATCAGTTCGATGCCCTGACTTTCTGTGAGCATCAATCGATCTCGTTTCTGCCGAACAGAAACCACAGTGCGACGAAACGATGGATCCTCCACCGCATGAATCGCATGTCCAGGTTCCTCTTTGTCTGAGTATCGCACCATACTCATAGACTCGTGTGGTTCAAACAGCTCGGACAAAACGAATTCTTTGCATCGGTCATTATATGAACTGATAAGTTCCATGATGCTGTTTCGCCACTTCTGTTCCGCATCATGCGAAAACGATTGGATCATTTGGGTGACAACATCCTGCGGAAGTGCACCCTGCCGTTTGTTGTTGTGTAGAGAAAGCAGATATTTGCCACAGTTTGGTTCAATTTTGATATCGATGGAAAACAGTTGATTGCTAGCCATACCGAATCAGCTCTCCTCTCTATATACAGGCATGGTTTTTGGACCAAACATATCATCGAGACTTGTTTGTGGGATCCCGGTGTTTGTGATTTGTGGCATGACTGGCGCTGCCATGGGCTGTGGTGTGGGGAATGTTGCCGTTGATGTGGATGTCCCAGCATCTGCCATGGCATCGATAACACGAACCTGCGCGTCGTCGTTGAGCATCTCGAGTGCGCCCGCCGCATCACCCACATCCACAGACAATGCATTCATTTTTGAGATAGTAGACCCATATTTCCAATCAAGATACATTTGCCATGCCACATCGAATTGTGCGTTGAATGATGGGTCTCGTAACAAATCACGAAGCTCCTTCATGTAAAACTTCTGATCCGGACAGTTGGGCAGATACTTCTTGTTGGCACCAGGCAACCAATCGTCATCAAACATGTTGACGATTCTGGTCTCGGTTTCCAGGAATCCGATGTTTGGTTCGAATACCACGGTTCCTGTGATTTTGAGCGGCACATTCTTGCATTTGAGGGTGGTGACATCAACCTTATATGAACTCGACGAGCATCCAATTTCCAGCAAGTCTTTTTCGTTCGCCTTTGTCATTCGTGGCCGCATAAACAGAGTCGTGTGCGGGAAGAACTGTACAGCTTGTCCACCACTGATATTGAGATCACCCAACGTGGGCAACTGTGGTGTGTATGATTCATATGGATCCATCCGAAGGGTTTTTGTGATGTGCGCCACAAACATGAGTAGAATATTGTACTGCCGAATCATCCGAAGCGATTTCCTGAAATAGAACTTCAGGATCTTCGCACGGAGACCCACAGCCCTGTCTGGAGTATCGACTTCGATCTCCTTCTCCGAAGGCATGGAATCCAAACTATCACCCGTCACAATCATGGGAACATCGGTGGTCTTGAACTGTTCTTTGATGGCACCAAACTTAAAAAGCGCAGCAAAGAACTTCTCAAGCGACAACGAAATATGTGTAGCAAAGAATCGTTCGTTATCCACGGGACAACCAAGCGAAGCAAGTCGTTCATTTGACATGGTCTGTTCACTGTCGTTATAGTACGCGTATGGGTTCGTAAACACCTTGGATGCGTTTCCAGTGATCTGTGCGGCCAGTGTGGACTTTCCCGATTGACTTGCTCCAGTCAGCATGGCAATGGTGCCTGTTCGAAACCCGCCGCCCGTGATCATGTCGATTACCGAATTGCCCGTGGAGACGAGAATCTGCTTGGGAAGGTTTTCCTCATCCTCCTTGATCACATCAAAGATTGCTGAAGAGATCGCATCATGTTCCGACATATCTGCATACTCTGAAGACGCTTCCCGACGCTTTGCCATAAAACAAACAGCCCCTTTCATCATGATGATGCAAAACGACCCACATGTCGAAAACAAATGAAAGACGGAACACTCCACATGGGGGTCCGCCGACATCGAATATTGTTCGTGCGCATCCGGATACTCATGGCCGGACGTCTTAACAATATATCTTCATAGAGGAGGAAACAAAACAATGACATCAGATATTGGGTTCAAAAATAATCTTGGATTTCTGACACTGAATATTCCTGATGCGGAAAAGTCACAGTACGCCGAGTTTGATACACGATATCAGCTCCGAAGTGAACTCGGTCAACCCTATGGATATGCTTCTCTTGGATCGGATGGTAAGGTCCCCATGGATCAGTTGCCAACTTCCGCGGTGGGCGGCATCACCATCGTTCAAAACATCACTGCGCGAAACAACATCGCCGATCTGTTTACAGGGCATCCAGTATTCGTTCTCGATGCCTCAGAGGACCCCACAGTTGGTTCAGGATTTGCGGAGTACGTATATAACAATGGATCCTGGATCAAGATCACCGACCAAAACACCACGAGCATCCGCCTGGGTGTGTCAAAGGTTGTTTATGTGGATGCCGGCCGACAAGACAGCTACACAGCCGATGGGACCGTTTTATACCCGTTTAAGCAGATCCCCGATGCGGTCAGCGCACAGATTACCGGGAGCGCGTATGTGTTGTTTCTGATGCCCGGCACATATGTCGATGATGTGATCCTTGTGGGCAACGTTTCTATTGTGGGGCTCGATCGGGGAGTCACCACTATCTCTGGAACAGTGACAACATCCGGAGCAACGAATGGCCTTTTCAGTAACGTGAAGTTCACCAACATTGTCACCATCAACGACAAGCATGACATTTCAAAATGTGTGTTTACATCTCGGATTCTGTATAACACAAATATGTCGGTGTCCATGGAAACATCAGTTGTGATGGCGTCTGGAGCATCAGTCGCACCAATCTCCATCACAAACACAGGGACTGTGGTGCTCTGTGACTGCGAAATCACATCGTCTGGTACATCAAACACGATTGTTACAGGAAACGGAAAACTCCTTGTGTCGGATTGTGTTATTGTGGGCGATGCTGTGGCAGCTCCTACTGTGCTGGTGGGCGGCGGCGTCACAAAGATGAGCAACACCACAGTGATGAACACCGCGGGTACAGTGGCCATCACATATAACACAATGGCTACAGCCAACGAACCACACGAGCTCATTGATATGTTCGTGACAGGGAACGTGGTGGGCGGTACAGCGTATCTGTACATCGATGGCATCAGAAACCTTTCTGGAAATGTGATTTCGGGTGCCAACGTCAGTGTGCGTCCCGCGGCACAGATTGGATATTTTGCTACCATTGGAACCACACCTGTGACCAACGTACAACAGGCCCTCGATGCATTGCACCAGGCGGTGGCGGGCATCTCGATCCCGACTGTGTATACACAAACACAGATGCAAACCGCGGGACAATCACAGATGCATTGGAATAACATCACAAACAAACCCACCATTCCTGATGCGTATACAAAGACCGAGCTGCAAACCGCGGGGCAAGCCATTGTCAACTATGCGAACCTGACAGGGTCGCCCACGATTCCCGATGCATATACGAAGACACAAATGCAAACACCTGGGCAAGCATCGATGCATTATGACAACATCACAAATGCACCCACGATTCCTGATGCATATACAAAGAACGATCTACAGACCGCGGGTCAAGCAACAGTCAGCTATGCAAATCTGACGGGTGTACCCACGATTCCTGATGCATACACAAAAACAGAACTCCAAGTGGCTGGGCAATCCACTGTGAACTATGCGAACCTCACAAACAAACCCACCATTCCTGATGCGTATACAAAGACCGAGCTGCAAACCGCGGGGCAAGCCATTGTCAACTATGCGAACCTGACAGGGTCGCCCACGATTCCCGATGCATATACGAAGCTCGAGTTGCAGACTCCGGGGCAGGCACAGGTTGATTACGCAAACCTCAAAAATGTACCCGCTGCAAGTAATAACGAGTTTAGTACAACAATCATCGCACAAAATCCTGTACAAGCATCGTTCACCATGTCTGGCATCCCATATAATGTCACATCGGTGGTCCTGTATCCAAACCGTGGCATTCCTCAGACATTGGCCGCGGGAGATGTTGCCGTGTCATATATTGATGCGAATAGTGATGGAGATGCCGATGCTGTGTCGATTTCTTTGTCCTCGGCGCTTCGGTCTCTGTTGGATCCAGGTGACGTGGTTGATGTTCGTGTGGTAACCGATACAACGATTCACAAGATGTCCTAGAACGCAAGAAGATGCGGAGGAGCTCAGGCTTTGTGTATACGCTTGAGCTCCTCCGCTTGTCTCGCCTAGTTTGCGCGCAACATCTTGGTCATCTTCACAAGATCCATCCACTCTTGCTTCAATGAGCTGTTCATCATAAAGATACCATTCAGTTCCGACGTGATATTATCCACATCAGGCTTCTTCACACCTCGTGCCGCCACACAATTGTGTTTCCCCACCACAATGACTCCCACACCCAACGCATCGGTGCACTCCTTGAAGAGTGAGGCAAGTCGATGTGTGTACTCCTCCTGAAGGATCATACTCGCCGCCAGTGTTTCCGCAAACCGAGCGATCTTACTCAACCCCACCATACGCGGACCAGGAACATATGCGATATTCACATCCAGCTGGACGACTACCATATGATGTGGACAGAGTGCATAACACCGGATATTATCCGAAGCGATGAGTCCCGTGTAACTCGACGGGAACGCACTCGATGTCAGGATATCTTTGGCCGCCTGTTCGTTGGTCCCATAATTCATCTCCATCATGAGACGAGCCACTCGTTCAGGTGTATCTTTGAAGTTCGCATCGTCGGGATCGATGCCATAGAGCTTATGCAGACCATCAAGCATCATCCGAACACCATCTCGAAGCAGCTTGACTCCCGACAGATCACTCGCGTACTCAATCTCCGTCCGCAGCTTACAATGACACATCTCACACATGCCATCAAAATCCGCGGACTCCTCGATCCGCGCGCCACATCCGGGACAACGAAGGGAAGCGTCGGTGGTTTTGCTCGTTTTAACAGTCATACTCTCTTCGCACCTTTCACTTTAATTGCGGGAACGTCAATTCCCATTCATCAGACTTTCGAAGGTGAGCTCGTCTTCCGCCGCACCCTTTCCAGTCATCCGATCGATGATGATCTTGGCCCGTGCTTTCTTGAGCCCCGCGGATTTGAATCGGGCATCAATGGTGATACCCGCAAGTCGGCTATATGCCTGGATGATATCAGGTACGCCATTAAAGAAGATCGAATGATTCGCCGTCCCTGGCTGGAGGTACACATCGAGTTTTGTTTTGACGAGCTTGGTGGTTTCCGACACATCTCGGATCATCGTTTCGAGGTCTTGTTCATCGCCACGAATCTCGTTGAGTAGTGCATCGAGTTGCATCTCTGGTGTCATTGTATCCGCCATATCTGGGAGAATGGGTTTATCCGACATATCGACTCACCCCACCATCACGTTGACATACACAGTTTCGTTCTTCTTGAGTTCCTCGATCGCTGTGTTATGCAACTCTTTTCCCTCGGAAGAAATCTCCGTGTTGATGGCAATCTCCCCCATGGGTGTGGATAATGTGCCATACTTTTTGCGAATCTCACCGATGTTCTCCATGACATGAGCCCGGCATAGATCCTTAAACAAAGCTTCATGCTCAATGGGAATCGTCGAGAGATCTGGATTATGCTCGCGTGTGTATTCGATCTTGAAGTCCGTGCAGAGACTATCGATGGCATAGAGCCATATCTGATTGAGCTCTCGTTCCTGACTCCACGTGAGATCATTCTTGCTGAAGCGCATGGCAAGTTCAGATATTTGAATCTGTAAAGCAATATCGTCCACATCTTCAAACGACGTGATTGGCATGAAGAGTGGATAACCATGAACCATCTGTGATCCGAGATCGGGAATCGCATCAAGAATTGTGAGAACACGCCGTCCATCGGGATCCTTTACCCAGAAGAGGTTTTCGATCTTCGGATTCACACGAAGTGACACATCGTGTCGATTGAGCATGATGAAGTTCATATCAGGAATATATCGAGTGAACTCGGGAAGTGCATCCTCGGTGATCACATCAACAATGTCCTGTTGTTCCAGTTCAAGAGAAACGAATCGGCCGCCAAGCTTACGATTGATATACCCCAAAGTCTTCGCAATTGTCAGCATTCTCGCTCACCACGCGGGTATAGAGGTTAACAGTGAATCGACGATCTTTATAGAGTCGTTGAACCGCAAAGCCACGGCACATCGCCATATGATTGATGAGGGCATGCTCCTCGATATCGATGGTGGGCATGTCCAACACAATATGTTTTGCCTGACTCTGATACTCAAACAGTTTAACATAGAAATCCAAAGTATCCACATGTGTGATCACAACTCGATCTGGATATTCCTTGGTGAGCGTAGATTCGATGTTAAGACTCAACATGTCATCAACATCAGTCTCGTGATCCACGGTGATGCCCGTCAATGCTTGTCGGTATTGGTGCACCCACCGCGTATCCATACACACAAGCGATGTGATATGAAACATTGTGTGTAGTTTCAGAATCACCGACGTCCATTCATCCGCATACACCACGGGATGCAAGAGATGAATGTTATGGAAACAATGATTGTACACATTTTGTCGTTCCATATCAATGTATATCCCTTTCATTGAGAATGCCGCAAATCGGTCCACCAAGACAGAGAACCGCTGATGTGTTTTTGTGTCGATGAAGATGATGGATTTTGGTGTCGTTGTTATAACATCTAAAATAGCAAGCCGTGCTTCATCGTCCTCAGCGCGTGTTCGCCAACGCATCAGCAATCACCGATTCCTCAAAGGAATTGACCCGGTATGCGCCATCCGCATGATTGTACTTGATCTCGCCCACATTAATGCGACTCACCCGTTTGTTGTACCGGTCATCTGATGAATAAGAGATATCATATTTGGCGGGATCGATGAGTGATGCTGCCACAAAGGCTCGTTGCCGACGAATACACCCCACACATTCACCACAGGACTTTACGCGTTTGTTTGGTGAATTGTTTTCTGATGCACGTTCAGGTGTCATGCAATCGGTGAGAGAAGCGATGTGCTTCATATTGACATCATGTACATACAAAACAACCTGATGGTAGTCGTAATTTGTGAAAAACGGAATCACAGGAATATGAGAGGGCGATACTGTGTCAATCAACGAACGAAGCACAGTGATGAGTTTTGTGTTATATTTTGCGGTGTTGATGATGCCAATCTTGCCATACCCAAGAGACAGGGCCGCCATCAGAGCTTGATATGCAATGATCCCAGCGCGGCCATGTTGTGTCAAGCCATTGTACTTGGGTGCTGCATCATTCAGTGCAGCCACCGATCCGGTGATTGCCATATTGGAAAGATCGCATGTGCTCGTAAAGAGTTGTGCTGGTGTCATTGTTGGGTTATATGATTTGATGATGTTGGTGTACATATCCCGAAAGATTTCAATCGATGGATTCTTCTCGGACCCCACGGAACAGACACACATTCCCAGCTGACCCGAGAACTTCGTATAAGACATTCGTCGTTGCAAAAGTGTCAAGAGTCCTCCGACTTCGAGGCCAAGCTGAGTATCCGTGACCAACAGCATCTTGTTCACATCGGGAAGAGGTACCGCGGTGTTTTTGAGCGCATGTGTAGCTCGACGAGATGTTTCGGTAACCGCCATCGATTTTACATTAACAATATTCACGGTGCCCGTGGGGATTTGGTTGAAATTGCTTGTGGGATATGTGTTGTCAAGTTTGAGAACTTCACTACAGATCACAAGATCAGTACCAGGAATCGATCTAATGTAAAGTGGTATGCCATTCTGACAAACAATAAGACGTCGCTGGGCAGCGTCGTATACGATTAGGGAGAATGTTCCCGAGCACTCCCGCAAAAAGGCTTCGCCGATATTAATGGGAGTTTGATTCGGTGAACGCATCAACATGTTATAATAATGTAACATCGTTTCCGCCACAGTTTGTGAAGTTGGGAGATTGTATGTGGACCGAATCACCTCGATGTTGGTGATCTCACCATCGATCACAATGGACTGTTGCCCAATGGAGGCAAAGGCATCGGTGGTTGATCCTGTATAGGCGATTCGATCCGAATCAGAATAACGAGTTGTGCATCCGTAGATGAAGGACGAACGATTGAGATTAGCCGCTTTGAAACTTGCAATCGAATCGGCTTTGGGCCGCATGGGAGCAAGTGCATCACTCAAACGTGCGCCAACCTGCATAAATGAATCATCCGAATTGATGATATGTTTTCCAAGCACTTCCAAGAAATCAGCATTTCGATCTGGTGTGCATGACATGTACACAAAAAGCGTGGACACTCTAAAACAACCCCTTTCAGTGAGTGAGAATCATGCTACGAATAACTCGGCATGTGTTGCCGTGAACCCGGGGCAGTATATTTCGAACTTCGCAAGGTGTGCGGGTTCCATGTGTGCTCGAATGATCTCGTTACTAAACAGCTTCTCGAAATCACAATGAATCGAACTTTCAGGAATCACAACATCGTGGAACTCATGGAATCGTTCGTGATATGTGGTGGATAGGAATACGGCCCCTACGATATGTTCGTAGTGCCATCGCATAACAATGTCCGCCACCAACATCGATGTGTAGGCATATTCGTGGCGGTCAAAGTACGACAGCGCAATGTAGATGTAGTCCTCCAGGGTCAATGGATGATGGTGTACTTCAATGGCGGCGATGTTTTGGGAAACTGCACAGACACCTGGTCCGAACATGCCATGAATCCACTGTTTCCATTGGTTGTACTCCACACTCGTTCGAATAATGCGTTTTACCTGAAGCAAGAATGACTTGAAGAGTTTCGGATTCCCCTCAAACACAAGGGGAATCCGAAACGTTGTGGTTTGATTTTCCGAGACCGAAAGACTGATGGGTTGATGCAGATACGTTTCGTACGTCATCATTCATCTGTGCAGATCATATCGGGGTCAACATAGTTGATGGGACGCTTATGTTGCAATCGCTTAATATTCTGGATGATGGGCTGAAATCCCACCTGATTGATGGACACGTGGAACGGATCCGAGGTGTCCATGGCATATGTGTTGACATCCATGTTATAGGTGAAGATCCCAGGCCGTCGGAAACATACCCAGTTGTAGTTGTGTTTCTTTTGCCCGAACATCTCATCGTTTGGTGGGAACGCATAAACACAGAACCGCTTTGTATCGATATGCATCGGTGTCAGATAAAACACATAGATACAATTTGGCATCCGACGCAGGGCATACCGACCCACAAGTTCAAATGAAACTCCACGATACTCCAGATTGGATACGCGCACCCGTGGCCTATTGTACAAGTCGACAAAATAATGTTTGCGACAGAGTAGTGAGGCCTTGTGCATACGATCCTGGTAGTCGTGACAGAACTTACACCGTGATGGATGGATGTACTCAGGGGCGCCATCATAGTAACATCGAGCCATCATCTTATCGAAACACGTGATTGTCTTCACCACCGTGCTCACAGAAAGCGACAATGTGTGGTTCTCGATCAACTGAGACAAATTAACAACGCATGGCAACATAATCACCCCAAAAACGAATCAGATTTAATCGATGAGACACCGTCTCATTCTTTGTTCGACTTGTGCGTTTTCGGGGTACACGTGAGCTACCCAAGGCTAAAGCCTTGGGCTTTCCCGGCCGACTCTTTATAAAGTGCTACTCTGTACAATCATACCCAGCGGCCTGCAGATAGATCTTCATCAGGCGCATGGCTCCCACTGTGGTGTCGTGTGGTGAGTAGAGATCCGCATGTCCATCGTGAAGTGCCTTTAGCATGCGAGCGGTCTCCGTCATGTTATCGGATTTCGGTACCATCATCTCCACAATGTTTTCGTATGCCTGGTGTGCGAGGAGTGCCCAGATTTCCAGCTCACCAAGTCGATGGGCATTGCCTCCCCGAATGGGCTGACCGATGCGTCCATAGGCACCCACTGACCGACCAAAGATCTTCTTGAATGGTTCGTGCTCGAGTCGATACCAATAGTTGTATCCAATCGCGGCATTGATGGTTTGCCCACCAAAAGTCACCGGTTCTTTGAGGTCGGGTCCGAGACCCGATTCGTGACACGTCTGGAGAAGTGTTTCATATGAGTACGATTCAAAGGGCCGAGAAATCATCTGAAACCCTTGTGCATGAACCATATCATTCCACATATCCTCGTTAAACTGTTGCATAAACAACTCGGTGAGTCTGGGGTGTTGAACCTTTTGAAGAAAGTTGCCCACAAGCGCTTTGCGTTCATCCAATGTATCACACACCATCGCTTTGTTGAACGTCTTGTTCATTGCTCGTGTGATATGGAGCTCAAAGAGCTGACCAACATTTCGACGGGATGGAATCGACATGGGATTCAGAATGACATCAACGACTTCCCCATGCTCGGTGTGTGGTGCGTCCTTGTCGGGGAAGATTACAGAAACGACACCCTTGTTGCCATGCCGGTTAGACAACTTCGATCCTCGCTGTATATCGACTTCTTCCACGATCCAATATCGCAAGACAATGCATGATCCATTTCGTCGGTCTCCCGCATGTCCCATATAGCGACGTTTGTATGCATCCGCCATATATGGATCAGCACCAAAAACGAAGTCGATTGCCGCACCAACTCGAGTAGCATCATCAATCTGTTTGTCGTAGATCGCATCATATGCCGCGATCTCTTTTGGAGTCTTGAGTACACAATCGACTTCAACATCCCAAAACAGACATCCAGAAACTGGCATCCGGATCACTTTGCCCGGATGTGTCACTGAAGAAATGAACAGTGGATTCTTTGGTTTGATGACGAAAATTGGATCGGCTTTCTTAACAAAGGTTCCCTGTGGATGTCCAATGGTGTCGTTGATCCACACAATGGGAGCATCGTCTTCAAAAATCATCTCATGAGAATGCACATATCGCATTGCCATCTTCTTGGCACATGTTTCCGAGATGGCGATGGCATCCTTGTAGTTATATGGACAACTGATAAATGTGGTCATCAGATTCTTGCCAAGTCGCAGAAACCCATCGGGTGAAATGGATGGATGCCGCGCGAGAAGTGTACCCTTTGTGAACGTATCACCCGTGTTGAGTGTGGAGATCAATCGTTTGTCAAATCCATCACGATTTGCCACAGTCCATCCGAGACTGATGGCCTCTCCTGGGCAAATAGGGTCATCAGTATCGTACTTGACAATCAGTATCCATCGATCCCGATGCACAACCCGACCATCATAGGTTGCTCGATAACAGTATGATGTATAGTCAAGATATTGCTCCTCATACCCAGACCGGACATAGGGCACATGTGGCTGCAATAACGTTACCGCTTGTCTCGTCTGTGCACATGCCATCTGGCAGCGAGTGGTATCGTTATGCTCGAGAAATGGAACACATCGACTTGTTGTACTAAGTATAATAATCACACCCTCTCCGCATCAAAATACGAAGGATTCTTTTCATCCACGAGCGAATCGACGGATCTTTGATCGTTCTGCGACCTCTCGCTGAAGATTGAAACTATGGATCTCGGGAACGATATGCAAACTGATGCCCACAGACATGCCGCTTGGACTATCGATGGGATCGATAACATTGAAATAACTCTCATGAATATTTCTCACCGATGCCTGGCATGACTCTCTTGGGAGTCCACCCTTCCCAAACAAGTTCGCTCGGGACATCATGGCAAGTTCGGAAAGTGGATTGATGTTGTTATCGTAGACAAGTCGCTGCTCCACCTTGGCGACTTCCATCACCATACTCTGATCTGGATACGATTGAACGGTTGAAATCTTCATGGGAAACCATTCCATGAATCGCAACATCTTCTGATTGAGGTCACCGATGGTGGTGGCGATGGGAAGTGGATTGTCGTTCACCACACTGTCCACAATAAAATCAAACACAGACATATTGGACAAGGTGACATCCTTTGTAATCAGCTTCACCAGTGTGGCCGCCACATATGCCTTGGTCAATGTGCATTTAGATTTCGAATACGCTTCATGATAAATAATAATAGGCCACGTTTCGTCGTGCATATGTGAACTCTGTGGCGCTAGTGTGATAGTGACGGCTCCATCGTGAATGGTATGGGTGCCATCGCCTCCATCTTCAATATCCAGCGACGAATCTTCAACAGGGTCGATGGTATCCTCGTTGCCTTCAAGATCTGTTGCATCGATTCCTGTGGCATGAGCCTGCTTGGTAATAATATCGCGTGGATCAATGCAGGGCAGTTCTTCCTCATGCAACACAATGGTGCGCCGAATAATTCGCAGAATCTCTTCGTGCTGTTCTTTTGCTTCAAGCACAAAGGGAGAAAGCAGATAATCTTTCCAGTAACCACGTTCGTAGGGTCTGATGTAGACAAATCGATCATCTTCATCATCACTGAAGATGTCGGGTATTGCATATGCCGCTTCGCTTTCGTGGCATCGTTCGAAATGCAACATATCGCACAATTCGTCTACATCTCGTGTCAACCGAAACATATAGATAAGAAGTGGGACTGTTGATTTCTTTGTGAGTACAAAGGCGCGGTCGCCCATAAGTTTGATGAATGCATTCCGCATATTCGTTTTGACAATAATGAACTTTCCACCCTTTTGTGAGTGGACTGGATTGTCAACAATCTGAAACACTGGTACATAATCGATGCCATCCAATGTCATAACCGTTTTGTTGATAACGGGAAGCTCGACTCCTTTATAGAACATCGAGAATGATGAACCACTTACAGATTTCGGTTTAAGCACTCGGGCATCGATTTCAGCTTTCTTTTCAGGAAGCTGTTTGCTATAGATGTCGTCGATATAAGCGCGAACGCGATCGAGCATATTACGCGCGATCGCTGTCCGCATCGTCATGATGTTTTTCTTATAATCCTCACCATCTGGGCCCCATAGCATGTCATCAGGCAAACAAAGGCCATTCATTTGTGGTACCCCTCCTCCGAGTCAAACACAGCTCATCGACCATACATCGTGCCATTATGGCTAATGCGTTTTGTACCAAACTCGAATTGTGTGAGTTGTGTGAGAATGTTGTTATCGTCCCCGAGTGTGGTTTGTTGTACAGTGTGCGTGTAGATGGCCTTGGGAAGCTTCTGATTGAAGCGTTCAAACACCATACTCTGAATGGCCATGGCATCGAGAACGTCTTTCTCTTTCACCCAGATGTTTGGACCCGTGGGATTCTGTCTATATGGAACATCTGGATCATCCTCCCGTCGGCAATACATACTGAGCAGCAATTCATAGTGCACTGAATGTACATCGGAGAAATCATAGTTCGTGAGAATGTATGTCAACACCGACGATATATCGGGAGACACATTGAGCGCACGAATCCGGCATGGGATGTTCCGCAGCAACGAACTAAAGTCCACCACCGCGGTGACAACATCTTCCGATGTGAGAGTGATGTTCCCAATAATACCAGGATGATTAATGGTGATAACTTCGTGTACCATTACCATGCCACCAAGCTCATCATCATCATCAACACAACAATCGTCGTCTTGGACAATATCACGCACAACATCCACCGCAGTGATATCGAGTGTGGCGTGTGGCATCTCAACAACTTCGTTTTCCGTGTTGTCGGAAACCACAATCCGATCACCATACTTGGTCACAACCACGGGAATCGTAGACTTCATCACACCATCGACGATCTCGAGCCATGAAGGCAAAACAATATCCGTGGCCCCGGAGGTGTGCTTCGTTCGAAGTGTCAACTGTGTGGATCGTTCACCCAAAGATTGTGCGGCGATGTATCCAATCTGCCTCGAGTTGTGCTTCTTGAACAGATGCCCATAACATGTATGACAGATCGTTCCCGCGGGCGCCATACAGGTGATTGGACTCCGCACATAACACGTGTTGCCCACCACGGCGTCGATGTTGTCTCTAGTGAGTGTAAACATGGGTCCCGTGGGAGACAATGTCATGACTCGATACAGAAACATCTCAGCAAACTTCTTGTCGGTCATATGAATGGCGATGGGAGACGTTGATCCACAATCCACCATGGAATCATGCAAGACATTCCGACTGGTGATATAGATGAGTCGTCGTGTCAGATATCCCGATTGTGAAGTGCTCTTTGCGGTGTTGATCAGTCCCTTGATCCCACCATACGCCGAGGCAAAGAACTCATCCTCGCTCAAACCATTTAGCAGATTCGATTTCACAGCAGTGGGAATAACATGTCCCTCAACATCGCTGACAAACCCATGAGTATCGTTGATCTGTTTAAGTTGGTCCCATTTCCCACGGGCATGTCCATCCACCATGAGAGACACAGGATTATCAGTCATACCCGGCGCAGCAGTGGCAAAATCAGTAATCGATACCGCAATGTGTGCCTGGTTGTGAGCAAACTTGGCCAACGAGTTGAGTGTCGTTAACACCACATGTTGATCACAGGAATCGTTGATTTCATTCAGCATGGCGCGAACTGTTTTACCCACAAGCGGTGTGCCCGACATCTTGTACTTGTTAACAATAACATGTGTTTCGGAGGGCATCACCCGAAAGATCATATCCCAGCCATCCGATGTCAATGATGTGGTGTACAATCCAAGCACAAGATCTTCAACAAACTGAAAAGCAATCTCTCCATTCGATGGCAGAGACAAGTTATGAAGTGGTGTCAACGTCAACGATTCGTTAAACGCGGGTCCGCCGATGGGGAAGTATACCGCCATCTGATCTCCATCAAAGTCCGCATTAAACGGCTCGGTGATCACCGGCGGGATGGCAAGGACATTGTCCCGAATAACCCGACGGACAAAGAACACCAAGATGCTGGGTCGGTGGAGTGTCGGTTGCCTGTTAAGGAAGACGGGATACCCAGCAATCTCTTGTGCGATTTCAAAAAGGACATCATCATTGTTGGAACTATCGTAGTAGGAGTTGAGAACCTCGATCTCCGACCGTTCCAGATGCGTGGCAAGTCGTTGCAGGAGAACGGGTTTGAAGATCTCCTTGATGATGGCGAATGGTACATCCACCTGATGTATGTTGAGTGTGGGATCCGGAACGATGACAGCTCGTCCAGAATAGTCCACACGTTTGCCAAGAATGTATCGCCGCATCAATCCACTCTTCGTGGACAATTTTTTGAGTAGCTTCTTATTCAGTTCATGATAATGAGTTTGGAGTAGGGCAAGCTTGACATGACAATCGAGTGGTGCATCATTGATGTGTTTGATGTACATCAGCATAATCATGTAACTTTTGTTGAGGTCATCCATAAACGTGGTGGAGCCAATGCCTGATATGATGGGCCGAAGGTCGGGTGGAATGACAGGAACGAGTGTGGTGAACAGACATGGGTCAAGCATATCAAGAAGTCGTTGTCCTTCAATTTCACCATGTGTTTCCAAAATATGCGTTTTGATCTTTGGATAGATTTCGTCACGAAATGCCATGGGCCCTGTGTAATCCGATTCGTTGGATGACACAAGTTTCCCAGTAACACGATCGATGAATTGTTTCCCAAACGTCACAGCATATGCTTCCTGACGAAGATCCTTTGATGTGATGCATTCATAAATCATCATGTTGAATGCGGTGGGGTTCACAAGTACATACCCATTCTCGAGTTGCAACTTCCCAAAGGTGAGCCGCCGAGAAACGGAAGATTGTACTGTGACCCCACACACATCACATGTGATCCCCTGAAACTGAACACCCTTGTACCGCCCGCAACCACATTGATAATCTCGCAATGGTCCGAAAATGGATTCTGAGAACAAACCACGCGCTCCATTGTCACCCTTGTGATTAATTTTTGTCGAGGTGACATGTCGTACAAACTGAAAATGGCGGTCTACATCCAGCAACTTAAACGTGAACATCTACGATCGATCCCCCATCACTTTGAGATCACACACAACCGAATCAAATCGCGCATTGTTCGGTCGGCCATGGTGTCTGACAGATGCGGTATGGTATACGATGACACCACAGAGTTCTTCTCCACGTCATACACAGATCGAGCCAGGGACATGATATGTCGATTTGTGGTATTGCTGATTTCGAACTCCCACTGATGTCCATGTTTCACAATGGAAAGTTTTGTGTTGTCGCCAATGGGTTGATCAGCAACATAGGTCTCGGGAATCAATGCATATTCGGAGGGTTGATCACAATATATGGCATGTGTCTCATCAATGAGTCGTCGAAGTATAGTGGTCAATGTGGTGGTGCATTTCGCAGAAGACCGCGCCCATGAGATCACCAAGGACATGGCGTTACTCGCCACCATACTCGCCATCGCGGTGATGTCAGTATCGCTGATATGGGATGTTGGTGTATCAGATTCGATGAACCTATACAGGTTGATCATGCCCGCAAAAGATTTGCTCGGGACATCATCTCCCGTTGAAACTGAAACGTCGAGACCCGCAATATTGGTTCGCGTCTTGTTGGGATCCATCGTCATGCGTGCTCGTCCCCTTTTTGAGTGAGATCAGAATCCATCTTAAGCCTGCCGATTTCGCCCCACAACACCTTAAGGTCGATCTCCTCGTAAACCAACCGCCGAAGCCGACGTGTCCGAGGATCCAATGCTGTATAGTATAGCTCGTTTGGGTCCATTTCGCCAAGGCCTTTGTACCTGGTCACCTTGGTTCGATCATACTTTGCAAGCATCTCTTCGGTGTAGATGGGGACAAATGCTTTATTCACCCAGATGCCATAGAGTGGCGTGTCCACAATAAACACCTTTCCCGCTTTGATCAGATCGGGCATGAGTGTATAAAACATGGTGATGAGAAGTGCGGTGATGTGCCGTCCATCGGGATCAGCATCGGCCATGATGTGTACCGAGTTGTACCGACACTTCGCGGGATCCGCATACTGACAGGGCTGATATCCCAGTGCACCACAGACATTAGAGATCACATCGTTGGCCACAATTGCTGCTTTGTGTGCACGATGTGTGTTGAGGACTTTCCCACGAAGCGCCAGGAATGCATGGATCGAACTATCCCGACATTGTGCGATGGTTCCACCTGCAGATTCTCCTTCGAGAAGATAGAGCTCCCGTTTCGAGACATCATCCGAGGTACATTCCCGAAGTCCCTCGATGGTTACCGTTCTCCCAGTCTTGCGTTTGTTGGTCTTGCGCTTTGTATCCAGCTCAATCCGATACTGTTCCGCAAGGCCCAACCATGTCTCAACTTCGGTGGGACATTTCAAAATCATATTTCGAACAGCTGCATCGACAAGCGCATCAAAGTGTTCACGATTGGTGGCAAGCTTGCCTTTGGTCTGCCCATGGAAGGCAACATCCTTGATCTTCAATCGGCACATAATCTTGCTCACGGTAAGAATGTCCTCGGGCCGGCCCACATGGAGCTTTCGTTTCTGGGCAAGCTCAAACAACGCATCCTTGACATAGGAGGTGGAGGATCGCATATGTGTCCCATCATCGGATCGGGCAAAGTTCACAATACCCACAAACTCTTTGCCATGATCGGGATCAACAAGTGCCACAAACAACTCACACATTTCGCCCGCGGCATTTGATGCACTTCCCGAAAGCGATCCCACGGAACCCGCCATAAAATCGGACATGAACGTATCTTCGATCTCGGACCCATTGATGATGATGCGTGCGTTATCACCCAGCCCATTCTTCACCACACGAAGCTGTTCAGTGATGTACGACATATCACATGTGGGCGTTTTGAAGAATCGTTTGTCGGGCTTGAACGACACCATGGTGGAATATGCAGATCCATTCCGAGGGATCTCGGTTTTCGAAACAAAGAGTCCATCACGAAATGTATACTCTACATAGGTCTTCGGAGAAGCAAGCGTGGTGATGGTCATCCACTCACTCAGCATATTACATGCGGTGAGACCGATGCCATGGAGCCCACGACTGAAAGCATACATGTTGTGGGAGAACTTCCCACTGGAATTGATGGTGGTGGCAAGCACGATGGGTACATCCTGACCCACAAGCTTTGAACTTGTCAATGGAATTCCACGACCCGTGTCACGGACAACATATGATCCCTTAGGATCTGACACCACTTCCATGATGGTGCCATGCCCGTTCATCAGTTCGTCCACCGCATTGTCGATAACTTCTATCGCAAGATGTGTGGCGTCCGCAGCTTCGCCCACATACATTTCTTTTCGCATACGAATATGATCGCGTGCATCGAGAACACTGATCTCATCCGTGTGAGCAGAACTGATTGGAAGCTTTGTCATACACATCCTCCTCACATGAAGATATGGAAGAAGCCGACTTGTGGGCCGGCTCCTTCCGTGGCAGATCACTCGCCTTTTGTTCGCTCACAATGTAAAAGACTGATTGTCGAGAAAGTCCTGTTCATTTTTTGTGCTCCGGTCTCCTTCTTCTCAGTGAGATCCATACACGTATTCAGATGATCCACAAGGTCAGCAATATCCTGAAGGGCCTCGGTCTTGCTTTCCGCGGGCCATCGCCAGTTATCCGGGCCGTCAACATAGTAGCTGTCGTCACCCCATATGATCTTGAATTAAGATTCGGAATATCGATTCATCACTCGTCATCCCATTCAGCGAGATCATCTCGCCAGTCAATGAAAGACGCAAACGACATGGAATATTCGCCTGTGGCCGCATCGACACTGATATCCTGATATTTAATGTCAACATATCGACCAACAAGTGCATCACCCAGCCGCAACAATTCAGCACGATCATCATCAGAGAACGCACGCACCGTTACCCGAACAAGATGATCATCCACCATACCCTCACAGTGGATGCCACCAAATGTATGTTCGTTCCTCGTGTCCTTATTGCCCATACACCAACCCGTGACACGCATTGTGCATTCCTTAAACAACTTATACTTCAGAAGATGATTATCGCGTTTCCACGAATAGGGCACATCGATGTCTCGCAAAACAACCCCTTCATATCCCCGCGTCATCATGCACTTTGCCCAATCAGTTACCACGTTGGGTTCAAGATTGATAATGAAGTTGTTTACGCGGCAAAGCGACATATCAGTTCTCACCGATGGAAGCGGTTCCAGTGCCGAAAGCATTTCGTGCGTCTTTTTGAAATTCGGCCCACACGCAAACAAACAATACTGAATAAATTGTTTTTCCGGACAATCGTATTGACGGGAAACAATCGCGTTGATTTCTCGACGAGCCTTCCCATGGATATACAATTCACCATCCACAAACTCCACATCGGGATTACTCTTAAAGAATCGATCGACTGCGTCGCTGATATGTGGAAGGGGATAGATGGGTTTTCCGCTCCTGCTCACAAGCTCATTGGGGTTCGAGGCAAAAACACAGCACCGAATCCCATCGAGTTTTTCGCTCACATACATCTGTTTCATCGAATACGATTTTGTTGGATCATACGTGTTTGCGAGCTGGACGTTGAAGATGGGGATAGGTTCAATGGTTCCAGGATCAAATGCCGCATTGATGAGTTCTGCGCCGATCCCGCACTTGAGATTCTTCTGAAGAGCTCGTACCAGAATGTGCTGTGTTTTTGGATGACATTGATTCAGTAATGCTTCAGTCTGGGCTCGGGCTTCGTTCCCCACAATAACTCTCTTGGACAGTCGCTGAAGATGAATATCGAAATCCGTGGCGATCTCCGAGAACTGTTTTGTGCCCGACGATGTGAATAACAGGACGGCGATGTTGAACCGTTCGTAGGGATTATAGCATCTCCAGAGGAATCTGGCAAGCACCGGATTGCCATGGAGGTATCGTTTCAGGATAATGAGCTTCTCAGACCGCTTCTTCGTCGCGCACAGATCGAAAAACATGTTCTCAAGGGTCGGTTCTTTTCCAAGAGTTGTCACTATGGGCTCTCTCCCTTCAGTCATTCGAGTGGCTGCTTTCTTGACACGAACCGCCCACATTTTCCAGTTCGTGGTACTGTGAGAATGGGTGATACGAATCTACACGCATAGGGCGAATGAGATCGAGGTGATCTCTTTTTGCAGAACACGCACCATGGACATCCCTGTTCGTCGTCTTCGTCTATATGTCGAAATCCAAAGAGAATCCTGATCACCATAAATGCCCGCCCTCCAGTGACATACATGTTGATATGATATGTTTTGCCAGCACATGGTCAGATACCCAACCTCCAAACGATGGAAGACCAATATGCGATTATACCGCCGCAATCACCGCTATACTCACGCTGGGCGCATCCCTCGATGTGGCCCCGTGAAATTATGTGGGGCACCCACACCATGCCGTAGGGCGCAGTTTAACGTGGGTTTTGCTGAGACTCAGATTCGATCCTGATATTGTGAAATCGCCACATTCATCTGATGTAGCATGTTGTCGAATTCAGAAGCATCACGCGCGTCCCGAGCATTCTCCAACATGGTGAGCAACCTATGAAGCTGAACGATGGTCTGATTGGCTCGTGTTGATTGAAGCTGAACGACTGGCTGCGCTGAAACGTCGGGTTGTTTTGATGGAATGAGAGTCTGGCTCCGCGTTGGTGGGATGGCGATCCTGGCACGTCGTGTTGACGGATGTATATCAGTACGAAGCATTCGTGCATACCCACGTTGGTCAAACAACACATCAGGATTGACGTTAAGCGTTTGCGCAATGAGCATGCGCATGGGATGTGATGCCTTTTTTGTTCCCGTTGTCGCATACCACACCTTTGATATGGATCGACCAATATGCTGAGCAAACGATCGCAGTGAAAACCCAGCATCATAGATCATCCGACTGACCTTTGTTGTATAAGTGGTTTTCCGCCCTTTGTATTTGCCATCACACTCGTCGGCAGGAGTGTCATCACAATTGGCGGACTCCACCGAATCCTGTGTTTCTTCCCAGTCATATGCCGTCAACAACCACGAACGAATGCTACAACACAATCTATCCACAAACTCATATGAATGCCGAAGATCGTTTCCACAGAAGTCATCAACGTTGCCGACGAGTGTCATTCCCACACCAAAATGATCCATGGTCATCTTTCTTGGAATCGAATACGAGTGTTCGAGAACATCTGCAAACGCTGTTATAATGACTTGACCTACCCTGGAAGTCGGTTCTTTACACAACTTCCTCCCCACAGCTCGAAGTGTCTTGATTATATTGTCAACTCGTTCCACTCGCTCGGGAGGATACAACTTCATTGTATCCAAAACACGAAACCCATCGGGAGAAAGCAATGCGGCCATATCCCGTCTCAGTTGTGTGCTGTATGCTTCCGAAGCATCATCTTCGGAAGATTGTGGAGTCTGTGTGGATTCTGTGGGTATGTTGGTTGTTTCTCGCTCATATAATTCTGGATGAATATATTGAGATCGATTGTCGAACTTCTTCATATGTGGTCGTTTCTGAAAAGCGGTCAACATGATAAGTGCCCACGCTGCCGCGGCTATATGGAGCACACCACCATCATCTACATGGGTATCGATATCGATATCCTCGCCCATCTCGAACTTCGCCATGTGCCGTTTTGCCGAACCAAGAAGATCACCCCACGGCAAACCAAGTTCGACATTTCGTGGGCTGTACTTTACAGCTCCCCGTGCAAAGACTCGGCCGATCTCCATAAGCGCGTCGGGCGGAAGCAACTCAAGCGGCACTTTACCAGCCTTGTCTTTGTAGCCCCCAATGTGGTTCTGTGGAATCACTGACATGATAGATTCACACTCCTCATGACAAACACGATCTCACATACTTGTACCGAGCGAGTATTTCTCCACGAATGTTCTTCTGTCGGTGTTCAAGATCCTTCAGTTGTTTCCGATACTCCGCACATCGTTCCGATGCGTGCATCATTGATGCCACAGAATATTTTTTCGCAACATCCTGCTCAGGCGCGCTCAATGTCTTATATGTGAGTCCAGGTTCAGTATCCAATCGATGTCGAATACGCTCAAGCATATCATACTCAGCGATGAGAGCAGAGACCTTGTTGATATTGGTTTCAAAATATCTTGGGTACAGAATGGTCTCCATATTCGAGATCAGACGCAAACATGCGGCCTTGAGCGAATATGCATGGACTGTTACTGGCGTCTGCTCATCCTTCTCGTGATATGCCATATATGAGAAGTCCACTTTTGATGTGAACAGATCGGGATCATATTGCCGCTTCGGAATGACGATGTCCGTGGTGGACGTTCCCACATCCTTGTACGAGATCCCATTGTCCTCAAAGAGGCTGCGGTATGAAACATTCGGCAGTGTGGATCTGATATGAACATTAGATCTATCCTCCTCAACAATGGCACCAAACACCACAGAAAACTTATGCTTGTCAAAACAATCCGCAGCCACCAGACTGTTCTTGTATTGAATGGCAATTCGTTGTGGAAATTTTCCAGATTCTAGGTACGCAATCACGGCGTCCAGAATCTGGACCAAGGGGGATTTGCCATAGACGGATTTGATGTGAACACCCATGGCGGTGTTGAACTCGGAAGTGTTGCTGAGACTGGTGAGTAGACCAGGAACGAGTGCGGGGAGGAACTTTGGTTCTTTGTAGCCCGTATCAGAATCGACCCAATCAACATAGGGAAGCAAATCATTCAGGAACAGCAATTCGCTTAATGGATTGAGTCGCACTTCGGTGTACCGTGATGCGGCGGGCGAGATCTCATCGACTCCCAAAGTGGATCCCCAGTTGCCTTTGCCAATCAGATATCCATCATGAACCATATTGACAATCGATCCATAACACATACCATGTGGATGATAGTGTCCCATGACGTGCCCATCGAGTGTGGCACTCTTCACATTGTTTTTGCGACAGATCTCATATGCGCCATACAAGATGCGTCGCTGCACCGATTTGAATCCATCGTCGATGTTGATAAGTGCTCTCCCACGGGCAATATATTCGGAATACTGTTGATAGGACGATCGAAGTGCTTCAGAGACCTGGACATCGTCGATGGTCTGATGAATTACAGGTACTCCCGCTTGTGTTGTCGATTTGCGCATGTACTACTCTCCCTTCAGATCACACCATCTGTTGGAATTGTGTCCCAGTACATTTCGGATACTCTCGGAATAACAAACCGCGCCGGAATGATAGGAATATTAAGAGTTTCATTAACAACAACACGTTCTTCGGTACTGATAGGCACAGTCGAATGCTTTGCTCGGATGATACTATAGACCCACATCATCCGGAGAGAAGCCCGAGCATAGGGCGCAGACTTATCGGCGAAAAACAAGTCATATGTCCCAAGCTCGGAATCCACGATTCGGATTGTGACTTCGTCCGTGGGTGCAACGTTTATCCACAATTCGGTGCTGTGCCTTCCGAGAGCACTCGCCACCGCAAGCCATGTAGCGAAATCCGCCGACCCGAGATAGCATACGAATGTTACTACCATCCGAGATACCGACTTCCCGATATAGGGCACCCGAGCACAAACGAACCCAAGCCGCAACAACTGCCTCGCAATCATATCTCTCAGAGTTTCCCACATCTCAATCAACACCCTTTCAATAAATGCAATCACCTCCAAGAAACCACCATGATGTGTCTTGGAGCGCAATGTTTTCTATCGGGCAGCTCGCTCGAGCCCCGCGATCGGTGGTTCAAATGATGCGGTTTTAGCGTTCCATGTCATCACACCAGCCTCCACCACCATGTCGCTCACTTCGTCATACACCCGATATGATACCGATGTGATGGGCCGTCCACAATACTCACACCGCAACCGTGTACTCATTGTGTCCTCTGATGTGAGCTGGATATGTGCTGCAGCAATGGTGTGGAGAGTCTTCCAGAATTCCGAGATGTCGTTGCCATCATATGCGAGCATCTCCCCCACGAGATCTGCAACTCTCCGAACATCACACATATTCACGGCATCCATCACAATCACACTCCATTTCGTCATGTGTTTTGAAAGCAGAGTGATGTGGAGGACGCTAAGGACGTCCCCCACGAATGTCACATGTTAATGAACGCGCTGATATCACCAGAAATCGACGACATCATATCTGAATCATCATATTGTTCATCATTTGGTTCTTCATACATATTTGGCTGGGTTGACGGAACGAATCCAAGACTCATCAACAGATCCATCTTCTCGCCATAATCAAGGGCCAGAATCACATCCCATGTATCATCGAGGATGATCTCTGGAAATATAAACATTGTAGGCGTACCATTGATATCGTTGGTGCACACCACATCATCGTCCTCAACATAAAGCACAGAAAGATTGGAATCGATCACATGCCCACCAAAAACAGGTGGATGATTCGGATCAGTGCCCTCAGTTACCTGATAAAGGTATGGCATATCGAACTCAGACACCACTTCGTTTGTAACTGTATCAACGAGATTCATCCGATGTGGTTCAATGTTGGCATTATTCCAATCAACAATCTGTGGGATAAGTCTGATGGGAATATAGATGCGCTGTGTTCCATCATCATCAATACTCTCAACATCCTCGTCATCAACCTCTGGTTCGGTGGGTTGTTCTGGTGTGGGTTCCACGAGGGCACCATGAAGCTCATCCTCGACTTCTTCGATGGTGGATGTTGATGGTGGAAGTGTGGCCTCCATCGATTCCTTGTGCGGAGATTCCAACTTTTCAGGACTCGAATCCGGCGGTGATAGATGTTGTGGATCCTTCACTACCAAAACATCTGATGCGTCGGACGAAGAACCATTCTCCGCCGAACACTGTTTGTTGTCCTTAAAAAGTTCCACCGCCACTTTCTCTACATCGGGTTGGTCGTTATGTGTAGACGTGTTTGGCACGATGTACACTCCCCTTCCTCAATCAACGTGGAAGCATCCGATCATGAGCCATCGCCCATGATCGGATTTTTGTTGTCTGGTGTGCCCACCTGGGATCGAACCAGGAACCGTCCGGTTATGAGCCGGTGGCTCTAACCAATTGAGCTATGGGTGCACGGATGCTACAAATGCCGCGTGTTGTTGCCACCGACGCAACACAGCGGACTTAGAATCTCGGGCAATGGATGTTTGTGGCATGGATGTGACGACGATCCCACACATCCATTAGTCCATCGGGTGGCCCCAAAGCCGGCCTCCGTCGTCGTCCGTATCCGGCACGATATCTATATTGGCAGGGGTGGCTGGACTCGAACCAGCGTGTGAAGGATCCAAAGTCCTTTGCCTTACCAACTTGGCGACACCCCTGTCTTGTAAAATGGAATGGTCGGGATGGTGGGATTTGAACCCACGGCCTCTTGGTCCCAAACCAAGCGCGCTAGCCAGACTGCGCCACATCCCGAATGGAGCCGGCGCCCGGATTCGGACCGGGGACCTGCTGATTACAAGTCAGCTGCTCTACCAACTGAGCTACACCGGCACATCAAAACAATGGCGGTGATGGTAGGATTCGAACCCACGGAGGCTATTCACCCCAACTGATTTCAAGTCAGTCGCCTTCGACCACTCGGCCACATCACCACATTGAGACTCCACATTATCTTTTGTTCTGCGATTTTCTACTCGTTGTGTCGGTCTTTGTTGGAGTCCGTTTCAAAAGCGACACGTCAGTGAGGGACGCGCCCTCAAACAAAAACAATTCGAGTTGTGTTTGCCGCCGCGTTGGTGAAGACTGGTCTGGATTGAAAACGTCGTGAATGCGAGGTGGCATTACACTGAACCCTCCTCCTGTATGACTGGGGTGGGGGGAACTGGTCCCCACCCCACATCCGCTTAACACACGCTATTTCACGCCAGGGGCGGCTCGGGGACGATGGGTACAGGATTTCCCGCAGTGTGGGTAGACAGTACGGGAGCGGCGGGAGCAGACGTTGTTTCAGCGACCTCCGCCACGGCCTTCTGCTTCTTCACACGGGGAGCCCGAGGTGCCACGGGAATCTGACCCATAACGACTTCCAAAACCGCCGTCCATGCCCGCCGAGCCTCATCCTCGGGCTCGAGTACAACAAGCGTAACCTTCCCAGTAGCCTTGCTGTGTTTCGCCCGAATCTTAAACTGCGAAGGCCGCCGCCCGCTCACCAGCGCATAGAACTTCCGAGCGGAACGAAGCACACCAAGCTTAAAGCTCCGCAGAGTGAGCGGCGTCTGAGATTCCTGTGCCGCAACCATCACACGTTCACCAATCTGAGAAGCAAAGATCTCAAGAAGCCGGATAGGAGTCGCCTGGGTCTGCGGAACCAACTGCAAAACCATGGGAAGAAGCTCGACATTGGTGTCGGGAGGTTGTACCGCGGTGATGGTGATGGTGTTATTCTTCGGATTGATCTTTACGTCAAACAGCGACCGCCTCGGATGGGTGGGAATCGTCAGTGCACAGAACTGCCGCATACTCTTGACAAACATCTTCCGAAGAGCCCGACGACCCTCAATGGTGCTCTGATCGGGAAACTGCCCCATACGAGAAAGCACCACATCTTTGAAACCAACGAGCCACGCCTGATACTGTACGGAATCCATCATAGTAAACACTCCTTCTGATTTTCCGCTTCTAGCGGAACATGAAAATGCCCGATGTTTCTATGAACATCGGGGTGCATCGTGATCTGACTGAGATGTGCAATCCGCTACATTTTGTTCGCACACTGATGATACACGGCAAACTATCACCTTCTTGATGCGGCGGCCACAACACTCTCCCATGTTGATCCAGTTTCGTACTCGATGGGATCCTGAAGATTGCATGCCGCAAATGCCAGAATACGATCGCGGCATGTTCCACAAACACCACATGCCTTTTCTCGCCCATTATAACACGACCACGTTTTATCGAGTGGTACATCAAGAAGACTCGCGGCGTACTCCACGATATATGCCTTTGTATAGTCCACAAAAGGAACGCACAATGTGATATGTGGATTGTTGTTCAGATCCCACACATCCTGAATACGCCGCATGAACCGTTGAGAGCAGTCCCAATATACAGCATTCTCATCTCCACGATGTGCACCATACCAGACCGTTTCGCCCTGATGAGCTTCGGCCATCGCCGCAGCAATGGACAACATCAACATATTCCGAAATGGGACATATGTGATGGGCCGATGTTTCTCATCATATGCTTCGGTGGGCACATCGATGGTCGATGTGGAAATGAGCGCGGATGTTTTTGCCAGCACATCGCGCATGAATGTCATATCCGCCACAACATGACTTCGACAGTTCACATATGCCGCCTGAATCTGTGCACATTGAATCTCTCGTTCTTCATGTCGTTGCCCGTACCGGAAGGAGAGTGCAATAATCCCATCATTTGGATAATTTTTTCGTACATGGTGGATAAGAGTTGTGGAATCCAATCCACCCGACAGCAACACAACATGAATCGGCTGATGTTCGGTCATCGTTTACACCCTTCATCCAAAATATCGAGCTTCGTTGCCGTCGGTTTCCTGAACGGTTACCGAGTTGAGAGACACACCACGACTCACCAGATCCGGTTCTGATACAATCCACTTCGCCATGTTGTCGAAGATCCACTTTGCCATATTCTCGCTTGTGGGATTCCAATCCACCACAAGGAAGCTTCCCGCACATACAGGTGGGCAGTTTGCCACCACAGCCGAAGCATATTCCGTGGGACACACAAACTTGTGATCGAGTGGATTGTGGATGTGCTCGATCATCCCCTCTTTCAGTTTCTTGAAGTCCACAAGCATGCCATCGGTGTTAAGAGTGTTCCCCATAAGCTCCACCGTGATGGTGAGGCTGTGTCCATGATAGTTGCGACATCCCGCGGTGTACGCATTGAGCAACACATGTCCCGTTTCCACCGTCATCGATTTCCTGAGCGTAAACATAGGCAGCATTCTCATTCACCCACCCCTCCACAGTCTAATCATTCGAGCCCGCATATGCGAGTTCGGTGGATACCACTTTCAGTGCAGGACCGTCAATATCCGATGCAGATTGAAGTGTCATATCCATGAACACTTCAGTGTTTCCAGCGCCACCATGTGTATACTCTGAATGTGCGCTGTGTTATTTTGATACATGAAGCACGCCATATCGCCAAAAGCACAGATGTGGAGGCACGAACTGTATCATCACACATCACGCTTTTGTTCCACTGATCAAACGCGGCTTTGTTGTAGGAGGGTCGCGTGCGGGCGGCAGTATGCGAGAGATTACCCAGAGACACCAACAAATCGAGTTCATGATCGTACTGTTTACCAAACGACGGAGTGCTTGGCGTCACCAAGTCCATCAACTCAAGAAACAATGACATCGACTGTGTATGCGTAGGAAACAACTCCAACGAGATGCATATCACATCCCCCTTCCCTAGTGTGTGGTGTACTCAGTGACGCAACAAGTCGCTTCGCCCGATCGAGTGCGGTGGTTCTGAAAAGCTTGAGTGCACCAATTGCTTTCCCGATGGGAAGATTATATGCGGGTGCGAGAATCGGCACAGATGTTGGGAGAACCTTCACAACTCGATTGACATAAGGTGCTCCACCCCACACCATGATATAAAGATGAGTCTCTGGTTTGTAGAATGATCCGATCTGTTGCGAGAGTGTTTCCTCGGTGACAACATAGGGTGCATCCTTCTTCTCTGAAAACGAGATGTCGTACCGCTCGATCTGAGTATGTGGATCAATGAATCCATACTTTGCAGACAAAATAATCCATGATGGGTGGAACCCGAACGCTGTCTGCATCTCGTTGTAAAACAACGTCGCTTGATTGCACATGGGACCATTATACACATGTTGTGCCTCGCATGGCCCAAGATCGGGCTGTGAATCCCAGATCTTGGTTTTGCTACACGACGAAATATGTAGCACGCGATCAGTGACTAGGGCTGGGACGATATACTTGTCGTAGAAATCCTCTTTGAACGTCAAAAAGACCATTGGATGCCATCTCTCCCTTCTGAACAGCTGAATTTGTGGCTAAACCTTCAATCCACACACCGTCATATACATATCGAAGGCAAACTTCGCTCCTACATTGTTCTGTGTGTCCTTGGTGTCTACGAGATCTTCAATGGACGCTTCCCCCTTGTCCATGATATCATAAAGCACCTTGTTCTTCAATGTGGGGTTGTCACCATTCACCATGAAAAAGTCCCGCAACAACGTCTTCGCATCATATGCCAAAAATGAATAAACATCCATCTCACCCAGACGCAATCCGCCTGTCTTCCCGCCACGCTTCGGCTCGAGTGTAGTATTCATGTAGGGACCCACACTCCGAGTCTTGCGCTTGATATCAGACATATGTTCGAGCTTGTTGACAAACAGATATCCCCATGTCACAGGAGTCGCTGTATACCCCACACCAGGAATCATGAGCTTTGATTCAAGTTCAGTCCCCACAAGCTTTGCAGCTTCTTGGATCTGTTTGATATCAGGAACACGGAATGGTGGATAGATCATTCGGAACCCATGTGTACGAATATAATCCATGGCATCCTTGAGCTGTGCACCAGAGAATGATCTCAGTCGTGCGCAGAGATCACTGGACAACCGTTTGTCGGTATATCCATCGATCAGTGTATATACCTTGCAAAGGAGATCACGAGCTTCATTGTCGGGCAACTGTTTGATCTTTGCTACCGTTGCCATGATCACATTGCCCACATGGATCTCATAGAGTTGTCCAAGATTCATCCGGCTAATGACACCGAGTGGATTGAAGATGATATTGATGATCCGTCCATCGGGAAGCTTCGGCATCTTGTCATCGTCATAAATCGCAGTAATGACACCCTTGTTGCCATGCCGATTGTTGAGCTTGTCGCCCTCGGATATCGATCGTTTCTCCACGAGCTTGATGCGGATGAGCGTTTTGATCAAACGCTTCTTCCGGAACTCGAACTTGCCCACATTCTCAGTATACCGCTTCGAATCACGTTGGAGTGGAAGATTTCGTTGCTTCAGGGCGTCGTTTGTTGCTTTGTAAAACATGTTGGTTGTAAAATCCACCAATGGAACAAACGACTCGTTGGCAGGGAAAACTTCGATGTCCACCACCGTACATGCAGTGGGTGCGGCCACAACATGTTCCTGATATCCACCAAACATGTTGGCCATGGTCACAACAATTCGTTCACCTTCAGCATACCGAAGATGTCCATCGCGTTCAAACTTCATAGTCGGAAACTCTTTGATCTCTGTGGGTGAATCCACCAACACATCGATCTCTTCATAGTGCACAGACACATACTGTTTGGCAAAGGTTTGTGAAACAATGATTCCGTCTTCGAAGGTGAACCCATCATGCGGCTTGTAACATGCCAGCACATTCTTGCCCGAGGCATAAAATGGTTTGATGAACTGATTTGTGATGAGATGTTGTCCCGCGGTGATATTGTCACCCGTCTTCACCGTGGGTGTATGCGTCAATGCATTGTGCTTACCAGAACCCGTTTGGAGTTCTGATGGGCGAATGTTCATTGCTTCGGTGGTGCCATTCTTGTACTTGACAATGATAACATTCTCATCGACATACTCCGCCACACCATCGTCCTTAGCCTTCTTGGTGAACGTTGTGGACGCATAATTGGGCAAACATGTCTCCATCCCCGTCATACAGAGTGGTGGTTCGCTCTCATTGATGGGGACAACTTGTCGACATTGCGAGCAACCAAACATGACGCGGTTTCCGTCATTACAGGAGACAAATGGAATCTGCCCCGCCGTGGAGCCAAACATATTCACTGATGCATCGTTGGGCTCGATTTCCGTGAAGATACGGTGTTCCGGATCATACTCAAACCCCGCGGACATATAGAGCTGGATACCAGGATTGCCCTCTGCGGTATCCATGGGGTCGAGTTGTCCAAAATGCGAGGGCACGATATTGCGATCCTTAATCTGAACGGAATCGATCTTGTTGAATCCACCAGGACCCACAATACGGACAGCAGTGGCATGCGCGGACTCGATACTTGGGTTGCCATCCTTATATGGAAGGAGTGCTGTATGCTCCCGCAATGAGTTAATGACCCAGCCCTCGTTGGTTACCAACTCAATCGATGGATCGATTTTCGATCGACGTTTGTACTCGGTGACCGAATAGTGGAGTGCTTTCTCCACCTCGGCGGGAATCAAATCCATCAGACGAATAACGATGTTTTTGATGCCCATCTTATCTTCCTTGATTTCATTGATTGCCAGGTTGCTGCATATTGTGATGATATTGTAGAGATCCGCATTGATGCCACGTGCTTTGAGCAGTTCGGCGGCATTGGTATCCACCATGTATCGTTTGATCTTGGAAATGATATATGGCGCATTGTCGTACTTCGTGTACCGCATCAACATTTTGCCATACTCGGGCGCGTCCATATCGATGGAATCACCATCAGACAATGCATTGATTGTGAGTTGCAGACCATTCAACAGTATCGAAGCGAATGCATATGTGTCGGCTCGGATGTTCGTGATGACAAGAAACTTCCCATCTGGAAGTCGAATGACATATGGACATTTGTCTGGTATCTGTCGCTTGGTGTCCACAATCTGTGATGAGATGCCATGTTCATCAAAGAGAGCATTGAGTGACTTGAACTGCATCATCAATAGAATGATGGGGATCTTCATTCCACCAATGTATACAAAGAGTGATTGCTTTTTGAAATGAACTCCATAGTCGAACGTCATGGCTGCATAGTTTGTTTTGAACTGCACCTTGCCCGGCTTGATAGTAAAGATGGGCATTGTTGCGATGATGGCTGGAAAGAGCCACTTGATGCCGCCCTGAATATGGTACTTCCCTTCAAATAGTGTGGGAATGACATACTTCAGAGTCTTGATTTGCTTCGTTGTGTTGTTTTTGATGCGGAGCTTGATCTCCGACATATACGATGGTTCGATGTGTCTCGGATCTGCGGGTTTGTCCTCAATGACACACGATAACAATGTAAACCCAGCATCAGCCAACACTCGAGAACAACCGTGTTCGATTTGTTTGGACATATTCTCCCAAGTGAGCTGTTTTTGCGCCATCACTCGATGCAGGTTTGTGGCCACATATTTATCCAAGACATCTTTTGTCAATATGGGATCCACACTTGCCGCACCCACCAGATGATGATCCTCAGACCATTTGTCCATGCGTTCGAGAACCTTTTCATCCACCTTGATATCACTCGGATAGATTTTGTTGTGGTACTTCTTAATCATATCCGTGGCGTGGACGATCAGTCGCATCGAATCCTTTTCGATATATAACTGATATGCTGTTACCGCATCATCGGGCATATGACACAGCGCTTTGTAAAAATCTCGTTCAAATGTCGTCTGTGTTTCTTTTGTTGACGCCATGGATGGTGGCAGAATATGCGCCACATATGAAGCAATGAGTCGTGCCGAATCTTCATTGATAGAATCCTTCTGAAACCGCAACGAATCTGGATCATGAAGGAATGGCATGTCTTTGATACTTTTCTGTTCCTCTGGTGCGATCTCTTTTCTGATGTGTGGTTGTTTTGTAATCAACTTATCGGTCTTTGCCACCACAGATTGTACTTGTGTATCGGATTTCGTCTCCGGCATCACGGCCCGTACTTTTTTTGTAGAACGCGCGCCCTGTGGTTTTGTTGTGGCTACCATATGTTGTTTTGATTGCGCCACAATTTTCTTCCCAAGAGTCGAAACAGTCTCGGTATCAAGAGATGCTCGTTTTCCCGATGTCGTGTTCTTGACTAGAATATCCGCGGCGACATCGGTGGGTACATATGTCGCGGACATGAGTGTGTTCTTTCGTTCGGCTTCGATCTTTTGTTGGGCCGATGTAGTCTTCTTTGAATCAACAGGTTCCGTCTTTGAATCAACAGGTTCCGTCTTTGAATCAACAGGTTCCGTCTTTGAAGCCAACATCGATACCACAGCATTCTTCGCTGTCTGTGTCAGATAATTGATGGGGTCATCGGTGAACACGAGATCGGGCTTCACATTCATAATCATACCCTTGACTCGGTTATAGTTTCCAAGTGGCTCGACTTCCCGATGGTAGATTAACCTGAATGATGTGTCTTTGTCTTGGAGTGATGTGAGAAATACACGATCTACTGGAAGCCCGTTTGTCTTTTGTTTGTCAAGAAGTGCTCGTATAATGAAATATCCATACAACTCTTTGTCCACAGTATTTGGTTGCAGTGTGGATGTATCCATGACATACACGAGCGATGTGGATAACGACGGATTGATACTCTTCAGTCGATTTACCGTGCTCGAAAGAAACTCCAAGGACACATCCACATATTTAAGCGACACACATTGTTTATGCAGGTAGGCGAAGTTTGTGGTAAGATCCATAACAAATGATGTTTCTTTTGGTGCGGTTTGTGCCACTATGTAGATGGATGATCCACCACCCATAATCATATCACGAGCCGCACGAATGTTTGCGGTGACGGTTCGCCCACGAAGTTTCACCGATTTCGGAACATACACAATTCGAATGCCTGGGCCAAACCGAAACTTCGGAATATAAGAGTACCCGCTTGGCATACCCTCGACCAAAAGCATAATCACATGATTCTTTGATGTGGCAATGAACCCTGTGTCTAGGGAGGAATAGAGTTTGAATGCTTCAAGTTTCCGCACCAGTTGTCACCACCTATAGATCTCTTCGAAGTCGCTAGTCAACAGATCGCCCTGTGGTCCTCCACCAAGCACTGTGTTGATGATCACATCCGTAACGTGCTCAAACAGGATCCCACGAATCGGGTTCTCGATGCCCGCCACAGTTTTGATACCGATGTGTGTAGCGGGTTTCTTCATGGAACCAAGTCGATACGGAAATTGAATATGATCCGGATCCCTGATGAGTTGTGAGATGACCATCTCCAAATAGATGAATGGGATCTTTACCGCGATCTTAAGGATGTCATAGAGTTCCTGAACCAAGAGTTCCGGTGTCTCTATATCGGAGGTTTTGTTTAACATTGCCTGAAGATTGAGCACAGCAGATGTCACGTCGGTCGCCGTAGATTCGATGCCACCGATGGGCGTACCAGCCTGATATAGCATTCGATATGTAGATCCCACATGCTCGGTGAATGTGGCACTCTCGGTATTGAACTCGATGTTCACCGAAGTCTCAAACGATGTCTTTTGATTGTTTTTTGCGGAGATTGAGAACGTTCTCCCCACAATGGTGCTGACGTTTTCCATCACCGCATCTGTTACTTCGATGGTGATCTCTTTCTTTGCAGTGAGATCAAGTCCCTCCTGAAACAGATACTCTTCGATTTCAGGCAAGTCTTGTTTAATGTAGTAGACCTTTGCCGCACCACCTGTATTATGTGTCCAGATGCCATTCACTGTTAATGTCCCAGTTTCAGTTGTTGCATCATACAGGTATTCATCATTATTAAAATTGATTCGATCATATGACCGAATAATCGGAATGAGTCGATTCTCGTGCTGTGTGTATTCATAT